TGTCGGACTATCATCAATTAAATTAACTTGCATAGTTTCAGTAATCGGAATAACAGAATGTTTAACGTCACCATTAATTTCTTCATAAATGTTAGCCTCAGATTTAGAAATTCTAACTAATACTTGATATGAGTTCCTTACATGCATAACATTTGGAATTTTATAAACAACATTACCCATTTCAGATGTATTTTTATAAACCCTATTGTTAGTAACATTGATAATATTTGGGCCATTTGGTGCCTCTATAGCTTTCTTTTTGTGAAAAGCTAGTACCACAACCTCAGTATTTTTATTATTATCTTCAGTTGTCTTAACCAATGGCTTAGATGTAATGTTTGGTTCAACTTCTGGTTGATTTGTACCGCTAGGTGCATCTTGGATTAAAAACTTTGATTTATTTTTGTTTATTTCCATTGACGATGCGCCAGACATCCCTATTTTTGTTTTTTTCACTGAGGAACATGAAAATAAAAGCATTATTGCCGCTATAATTGTTAAAATCTTTTTCATACTTTTTCCACATTTAAAATTTTTATTAATCTGTCGTCATAAACAGTATATATTAAACCACTTTGTGACCTAGGTTTACCAATAACCCCACTAACACCACAAATATTTAAAAATTCACTAGTTTCTTTTTTACTACCGAGAGTACCTGTTAATACTTCATACATTGTATTTAAATTCCAATAGTTACCATAGTCGTTAAATTCATTTTCAATCAATTCAGCATCATCTGTGTGGCCAGCTTTGATTAATTTTTTTACTATCTTCTCAGCAATATGGTGTGGTGTTTCATCTTCCCAATTATAAAAATCATCTAAACCTCTAATACTTACAGTATATAAATTAAAACCTGTAGATTTCAATTTTCCGATTGATAATTCTTTAGCGTAAAAAACCGCTGTTTCATACGTGTCAGTAAAATAAAGCCCATGACCAAAAATTGATAAACCATCACCGCTACCGATTCTATCAAAATCAAAACGGTCAAAGACATGCGGTGAACCATGATAAAATACTTTATCACCACCTAATTCATTATATATTTCTAATATTTTCATTTTAATAAGTATATTCAGTTAATACTGTATATGGTTTATTTAGCACCTTTAAAGCTAGTTCAACTTCTTTAAGACATTCATCAATACCACCGCCGCATAACATAACGTTATAATAATTTTTCAATTCGTCCATTAGGTCTGGTATCTCCATCGAATCCTTTGCAAACTCTAACAATTGTCTTATATCTTCTGAACCATATCTTTCAACAAATTCATTCCAAAAATCTTCATCTAATTCTCGACTATCAAATACATCTTTTTCAATCATATATCGTATAAGATTTACTATTTTATCCTCGTCAATATTTCTATCCATACAATATCTAAAAAAGCCATATCCTTTATCATAAAAATTAGAAAATTGAATTACTTCTTCATTTAATCCATAATCAAATAGCCAATTTTTATAATTATCTTCTGAAATCATTCCAATATTATCACCATTATAAAAAAATGTTAATTGGTCCATTTCTGAAAAATTATCATTTAAAAAACCAATAAAATCATTAATCATATGACTAAAATACTGTTTATATTCTGGTTGAACATCAATAACAATTAAATGCTTACCCGATACAATGTTTGCACCGCCTAATTCATTTAACCTATTTATCTCTTCATTTAATAAAAATTTATCCTTTCGCATAATTACCAGATTTGCTTTCAACCATTTTTAAATTATTATTTCTATCAATTAATAGATACTCATAATCAAGAAGACCAAATTGATTTAAATGTTCTAAAACTACATTTACGTCAAAAAGTGAACAAGAATATATGTCAAATTGAAATAGTGAAGGTATTGAATTATCCCATATATGTATTGACGAGTGTGATGTTGCAAGGGTTACGGTACCTGTAAGACCCTCATTACCTTCTTCTGTTACATAAACAGATGTTGGACCTGCTACAACCACCATATTAACCTTATTAACTAATTCAGTAAACCAGTTATTAATTACTTGGACATCTTTAGGTGGAGCATTAAAATTACCCTTAATTATTAAATGTAGATGATTTGGTATAAACATTGCTTTTAGTTTATAAATATCCAAAAAACAAAAAAAGGATACGTAATGTATCCTTTATATTTATATAATAAGTTTCTTCGCCTCTGGTGTTACTTTAAACACTGGAATGTTATCTAGGCACCACCAAAGATACCCCTTATCAGTCTTAGCTACCTCAGAAAAAACTTTACCCTTATGTTTACCAAAATTTAGCACCGAATCAACATTTATTAAATTTGCGGTGTCTTTTTGTTTTGTTTCTGTTAATATTATCTTCTCCCTTTCAGTTGGTGGGTTATGTTTAAGATAAACCATATGAAGCAATATCTTACTTTCGTCAATTGCATCTACGCCAGCTCTATGCTTTTCAATATATGGGTCACCATCTTTAACAAAAAACTGATTATAAATTTCTTCAACAGAAGGTGTTTTTACTTTACCCTTATAGATGTAATTACTATACTTTTTAGCTGCTTTCATTAGACATTCAATATCGTCCATTTTAAATCCAGCAGCCTTTAAGAATCTAATATCAAATGACTTATTATATGCTGTCATTTTATATGTATCAAAAAGTTGTTGAATTTCATCGAAATATTCTTCCAATGTCTTAGCGTTAATCACATCTTCAACAGTTAATGTTGTATTTTTAAATATCCAACAATCTTTATGAATATCTGGGTCAAATCTTTTATCTCGAATAACATTATCAAAGACTAGTTTTGTTTCATTTGTTTTAGTATCGACTAAAACAATACCTATTTCAACAATAGCGTCTTTCTTAGTATTAAACCCTGTGGTTTCAATATCAACTACTAATAATTTCATTATTTTGGTTTTTATGCCAAATATACTAATTTTTTAAAGAAACTACAAATTAATTATTCAATTTCTAAATCGGGAAACTTATTTTTGTAGAATATTTTAGCTTGCTCCATTTGTTTTGGCCAGAAATATCCTTGTAGGTGATAAGCATCAAATTTATATTTCATTTCATAGTTTAACCATCTATCATATGTACCTTCACCCCATTTAGCCTCTAAACGTTTAATAAACTCTTGTTCATTAAAATCCTCAGCAGGTTTAAAAATTCTATTACTCTTCCCATATGATGATTCCCTATCAATATATTCAGTTGAAGATTTATGTTGAGCACTCATCATATTAACAAAATCTTTTCTAGTGTATCGTTTCCAAGGTCCGTTGGTTCTTCTTTCTTTATGTCTAACCTCATTGTACCAAACATATTTAATCATATTTGGATTTAAATCGCCAATAAATAAGGCTTGTTTTTCGTAATTACCAAAAATCGTTTGTCCTAGTTCTGGTCTATCAGATTTTGAAATACGTTCATCATCGTCTTGTGAGTATTTATCCCTATTTGCCAATCTTTGTTGTTCACGTTCGTTATCATCCTTGAAAGATTTCGTATATTCACCTTGAACAAAGTAAGAACGACCACCGACCCATACTGGTGCCTCTAAATCACTTACTTTACTTGAAAATTCAATGATAATACCGCCACTAGCAAAACGGTCCTGTATTAATTTTAAATCGACAGAAACAAATAAACCTTTAGGATTATTACCCGATTCATAACTATAAATTCTTCTAGCTCTTTCTTTACCACTTAAGCCGTGTAATGCTATATATAACCCTTCTTCAAATCTATTAAACCCGTGAAATACCCTTATTACTTCATCATCTTTAATTGGTTTTTCTTTGAAAAATTGTTTAGAATCTAAGTTAGTATTAATATACCTAACCTCATTCAAATATTTACGAACCATTTGTTTTATATCCATAGTTATAAATATTTCATAAATAAAAAAAGGATACCCAATGTATCCTTTAACGTAATATTTACCCACAAATAATCGCTGCGGAGAGCATCGAAATCGAATCGAATTCAGCTTTCGCCGAACGTCACGCTTAGCAGGCGGACCCCATCGCCATCAGGGTTTACTCTCCATTTTAACTGTGGTCCTACGGGGATTCGAACCCACGAAGTACCGCTTAGAAGGCGGTCAGTTTATCCAGTTAGCTTATGGGACCAATTTAATAGGGTGTAAAGGTTCTGCCTTACACAAGGTGCGCTTACCTTACTTCCTATTAGTACATACAATGAGATTCGAACTCATATCTTCCACTCCAATTACGATTAACAACTTAGAAGGTTGACTCGGCTATGTATGCATATTATTTTTTATACTCTTCACCAATATTATTATCAGTATCCGCATTATCAAATGCACCACCATACTTAACCATATCTTCAAACCATATTGGTAATGTTTTACGTAAATCCAATTTATTTATCAATAAATCTTCTAAAATTTCTCCTACTGTCATGTAGTCCTGTCGAGATTCGAACTCGAAAAAATTGTTTAGGAAACAACTATGATTTCCAATTTCATCACAGAACCATATTTTACTTTAACTCATTTAACTGTTTTCTCAAGTCTTGAATCTTAGTTAAGTAATCACTTACACTTATTTCAGCGGTGTTTGATACTTTTTGTTTAAGATTTAACTTCATTTCATTTTCGAGAAACTCAATCCTTTCTTCAATCTTCTTTCTTTTTTTATCAATCTTTGCCATAGTGGTCTCTAAGGGATTCGAACCCATTAGCCTCCTGATTCGTAGTCAGGTGCTCTATCCAGTTGAGCTAAGAGACCAAATAAACATAGTTACTGTACTCGACAACAGCTTGTATAATCATCACAATTTTTTAACGTGGTACGGACACTAACTCCACCTGATATTAGTTCTTTTTATATCACATTTACTATGCTGTGGTCCTAAAGCGACTCGAACGCTTATCAAATGTTTCGAAGACATCTATCCAATCCATTGGACGATAGAACCAAAAGTCCCGACAGTGAGATTCGAACCCACGTGTAACCAACTACTCTTTCAACGCCTTATGAGAGCGAGGAGATATGTCGGGATAATGCGGACAATGTAGGACTCGAACCCACAACCCTGTGGCTAACAACCACCTGCTCTATCCAGTTAATAGCTAATTGTCCAATATAAATTTGAGGATTGTGAGAATTTCGAAATCTCGACCTGAACCTTAACAGGGTCCTGCTCTGCCTCTGAGCTAACAATCCATGGGTATCTATGAACGTTTTAAACCGTGTGCGGACCATAGATAGTCTTATTCGCAACCTTCTGCTCTCCCAACAGGGGTCGAACCTGTAATAACTGATTAACAGTCAGACGTGATACCATTTCACCATAGAAGAATGTATGTAGTGCAGATGGGATTCGAACCCACATTTGATATTATCTCAAGATACCATTACAAGTGTGATGTGTATAAGACACCGCTGCTACTGCACTATATTGTGGACACTACTGGGCTCGAACCAGTGACTTCAATGTTATGAGCATCGCACTCTAACCAACTGAGTTAAGCGTCCATTTGTTGGAAATACATCTTTACCTTAAGATAAGACATAAAATCTAATTTTTCACTTAAAAGACGTTGAATATTCTCAACATTACCTACATAAAGCGGAGCATTATCTGCTAACTCTTTAGCAATTTCGATTGTTGTATTCTTAGGAACACCACAGTCGGCCAAAATCTTAATTACTATACTTGTCATATCCATGTTGTGACGGTGGGACTCGAACCCACATCGTTCTTACGAACCTGCCGTATCAGAGCAGTGCCTAAACCATTCAACCACGTCACAATTTTTCTCTAATTGATAATACATCCTTCTCAAATATACCTCTTATTGTTTTCTTATCTTCAAAAGACATTCCACAATAAACCAAAGTGTTATTAAGTGTTCTAAAGATGCTCATCACTAAAATTTCACCCATTTTATCCTTTACAATCATTTTGGGCGACACAAGGGAATTGAACCCTTAACTACTAGTAAAAGGTGGCTCGACCACCCGTTGCAATCCATGCTGCCGCCATTTATTTATTTTTAATTATTCTACCTTTAAACCAACCACATATAAGGTACAAAAAAGTCAAGGGTGGGTACCGCTGGAGTCGAACCTGCAACCGCCGCCGTATCAGAGCGGTGCTCTAACCAGTTGAGCTAGATACCCATTAAAAATCAAGGGTGTACGATGGGATTTGAACCCACGATGTTTGATTAAATCGCATTCTGCTTCACAGGCAGATTCCTTCGACCACTCGGACCACGCACACCATATACTAGTCTTGGTAAAGGGATTTGAACCCTCAAATTGGTGACTAATCCAACTATTATTTTCATTGTCATCTGGTTTACTAAAGCAGGTCTTCCATAAATGGTCCAAATACTTTCCTCAAACAGTAATCTCGTTTACCGATTCCGACACACCAAGATAATGCGGAGAACGTAGCAATCGAAGCCAGCCCAACTTAATGGGTTCTTGTTTTCCAAACAAGCGAGAGCCACCTGCTCTTCCTTCGCTCTCCAAAAATGGGTGTAACCACGGTATCGAACCGAGTTCTTCTCCTTCACAGGGAGACGCTTCACCTTAAAGCTTGAAACACCATGTTGGAATATGTGGGATTCGAACCCACGGAACCACCCAAGGTTCGCCTGTTTCGCACAGGTGCTTTAAACCACTCAGCCAATATTTCCAGCGGTGAGACTCGGAATCGAACCCAGAAGCCAGCTTTTAACCGACACGGCTGTTTTCAAGACAGCTGCCTTACCGTTAGGCTACCTCACCGTATATACTAAATTTCACTATTTAGTTGCTGATAGGGGAGGATTCGAACCATCCATGTTGAGATTAGGAACAGAACATATCGCTACCGTGTGGTCAACCCATTATTCTGTCTTTATTTCTTTATCAACGCCTCCGAGACAAGGAGGTGCGTCTGCCAAAATTTCGCCACCTATCAATTTATTGTGCACGTAAAATAGGATTTGAACCTATGCGGAGACCTAACATAAATGTTATATATCTCAGTAGGGTTGGAACCTACCACCTTCGACCACTCGGTCATTTACGTATATTATTTTTACCAGAATAAGTGTCTGTTTGACTATGACAGTTTGGACATAAAAATCTTAAATTTTCAACCCTATTATCTTTATGATTACCATTTTTATGGTCAAGTTGTAAAACAATTTGATTACCAAGCCATGTATCTTTCACTGTACAATGGTTACCAGAACATTCATAAACTAATATTTTTTCATTTACTAATCTTTTTTTTAATCTTCGCATATTTTGATAAGTGGAATTTTCAACTAAAATATCTTTTAAATCTATTTTAGGTCCAATTATACTATTACCCTTATTTTCATAAACTGGTGGTGTAATACCGAGTCTTATACAATGATTTTTAAATGTTTTATATGCACCAGAACCATTTGAGGCAACATTTAATTTTTTTAATATTTCATTAATTGAAGTTGATTTTTCAATTAATAAATTCATTTCTTCTTTAGTTAAATTTGCGATTTTCATATTCATTTATAAATAAATATCTATAAATAGCGAAAAAGACAAACTTAACGCATTCGCACGGGTAGAGAATTTTGAAATCCCGACACCTAGTTTTGGAGACTAGTGCTCTGCCTCTGAGCTATACCCGTGTGTTTCCCGTAATGTCAAATAACTGTGTATACTATAATCTTTCCTCTTTCTCTAACAAACTTTAGCTCACCAGTATAACCTTGTTCTAAAGATACCTTTTTAAATCGGTCATGAATTTCGTCAAAATCAGTTTCTAAATCTTTTGGCTTCACAACACCAAGCTTTTTATATCTTTTTTCTTCTTCGTCCATGTGTAAAAAAAACCTCTGATTCTTATGAGTCAGAGGCTTTCGATATTTTTAGTGATTTAATATTAGATAGTATTAATATCACTCGATAGCATGACTTGATTTCCTGAACGACTATTATTATGTCTCCAGTTAATCGAATTAATCATATTGTTTATGTTTACTATCATTGTGATAAAATTTTTCTTGTTATTAATAAATATATGCAAATATACGAAAAGTTTTTTAATTGTCAAGTTTTTTTTAAACTTTTTTTTTGACAACCTTTTAAAGAACTCTTATTTTTTATTTACAATGCAAATATACGAACTAATTTTGAATTGGACAAATCTTTTTTTTTTATTTTTTTAGAAATTTACCTAATCTAAGTGCTTTCATTGTAAAGCGTTCAAGAGATTCATTATTATATACAATAAAATCCGCATCATCTTCAGTTATATTGAAGGAGCTTGAATCTTCAACTGGTAAACGTTTCTCAGCCGATACCCAGATAATTAAATCAAATAAACCTTGCTTACGGCATTCTTCAATTTCAGCGTGGTCTCTCATTCCAACGTATGTATTATTATACTTAAGAATTTCTTTAGCTAATCTAGCTTTATCATCCTTATTATAGTCGCATATCATTTGATACCATTCATTACGATGATTAAACCTGTCATTAAAACATTCTTCAGATGTTTTATACCCATATTTATCTTTTAGCCTATCAAAGATAAAAATATCACAACATGCTTGAGACGATGAAATAAAACTTAGACCGAAGTTATCACGTAAAATTTCAGCTAATGTATCCTTCCCATGTCTAGCATTACCGATGATTAAAATTTTGATTTTATTTTCCATATTATTTTATAAGTGTTTTAGCTTTAGTTAAATTTTTTATTGCGGAATCAATTGCGTTAACGTTACCATATTCACAATTAGAAAGTATTTGACTTGTTAGTATAACAAGCGCATTGAAATGGTTAACATGGTTATTATCAAAAGTATGTGTTTTAATCCATTCAGTTAATTTCTTTTCTAAGACATCAGCTGACCCATCACCATCAAATGGTTCATCGAGGTAAAGGATTAATCCACCATCAGCATTGATAATTAGTTTATTATCACCAATTTCCTGATATGTACCCCAATTATTAAAGTGGGCCGCAAACTTAAGTTCATATTTATTATCTTGAACTTTTTGACTTTCAAATATAAAGGGTTTAGACGTACTAATATCAGAAAGTTCATCTAAATCCATGTCCAGACTATTTAAAAAGTCTATAATTTCATTTCCGTTGATTTCATTTATATTCATATGCAAAGATACGAATAATTACGAAATAGTGCAAATAAAAAAAGGCTAATCTTTCGATTAACCTTTAATTTTTTCAGAATGAGTTTGTTTCTTTACCTAGAAGATTTTTTTATTGCAGTATTCATTCTTTGTGTTGCAGTGGCTGGAGTTGCACCAGACTGTAAGCTTATGAGGCTTACCTGCTACTATTACATTACCCTGCTGTAGCGAGAGAGGGAATCGAACCCCCGACCTAAAGGTTATGAGCCTTCCGAGCTACCTCTGCTCCATCTCGCAAGTGCATCTTCCAGATTCGATACTGGATTAACCCCCTGAATGGGGCCGTGTTCACTTACACTAAAGATACATAAATCGGAATCAACTTGTTTTTTATCAAAATTAAAAAATTGTTTAGTTTGCTGAACTGATTCCTTAAATATTTTTAAGACCTTGAATTAATAAATATATGCAAATATACGAAAGTTTTTGTTATTTGTCAAATTTATTTTTGAATTATTTTAAATTATTTTCAAATGGCGTTAAAACGATGAAAATTCCATGTTTTTTATTAAGATAATGAATAACATTTATTACTTGATAATACTTTTTATCGGTATCAAGATAAACTAATTCATTTAGTCTAGGTATTACAAAGAGCTGTTGTGTTTTCATTACGTTCCATTTTTCATCAATAAACGTTAATGAGTATTTCCTTTTGAACATTTTAATTTATTTTTATAACTATACTAAAATATTTATAAGTGTAAATCTATTTATAAGTATAATAACAAACAAACTAAAATTATAACCTATGGGATGCGGATGTAAAGGTGGTAAAAAAAACGTAAATAGTACAAGTACTACTACAACCACAACAATAACTAACCAACCAACTGTTACCGTAACAACAGTTACTGTTCCAACAGTTAAAACTAATTAATTTAGAGGGGACTTTTAAGGGTCCCCTTTTTTAATAAGTTTAACCCATAATAAAGCGACTTATTATAGGTGTTGATTTCTTTACCCTAGGTTACAGGGAGAATCTAAAAAGAATAATTTATATATTAGACCAAATTAAACCTCGTTTAATTTTACTAATTGTTTCTTGCTTAATATTAAATTGTTTAGCAATTTCATGTTGAGTGATTTTTGTCTTAAGTAATTCTTTAATTACTTTAACATCTTCTTCACGCAATTTACTATTTTTAACTAACTCACCATTAATATTAGTGAATTTACCTCTGACCCAACCTTCAGATTCATAGTCAGTTAATTGAGAAAATTTAATCTTTTTATTGAGAGAATTTTTAGTTACCCAAATGGTACCAAATTGGGAATTTTTTTTACCTAATTGACCAATTTTATTAGATTCACTAATTTTTAACTTAGTATCGTCTGAGTGATTTTTATTTACCCAATCAAATCTTAACCCAATTTTCCAAAAATTTATTTTACCTTCTGAGATAGCTTTTTCAGTATTTTCTTTACACTTTAAAGAAAATGAATTTCTAAAATTAGTATCGGTTAATAATTTACTTTTAAATGAACTACTCCCAATAAGTGAAAGTTTCTTATAATGTTCTTCGCTAATAAATCCACCATCACCACCACCTTTTAAATTCATACACATGTCATCATCTAACACATCTTGTGTAATAGCAGCTTTTTCAGCTTCAACTAATAATTCTCTTGTATCAAAGAACTCTAGGATTTCTTTCTCATGGTTATCCTCACCATGCTTTCTAATACTATATCTTAATCGCTTTCCAGAACCCAAATAACCATCTTCTAAGTTATTTGTGCTATGCATTCCTATATAGTATCTTCCAGTTACCTTACAAGTTGTCTTATAAAGGTAATGTATCGTTTTTTGTTTTCTTGGCATATCTATCTTTTATAATAAATATACTAAAAAGTACAAAAAAGTCAAGGGTGGAGCAATTGAGATTCGAACTCAAGTCTTAAATATTCTTCTAATGCTTTCTACATGTTTAGAATGATTTTCTTACCACTCAAAATATCTTGATAATCGTGTCAGGTATCAAGAGAACCTACGGTATTTCTTTTACTTCTATAGACCCCACAAAAAGAAGTTTTTGGTGGTCTACCACCATCGCTGTATTAGGCTACAGCAAGCTCTCCGTTGAAGCTGTAAACAGCTTCGTTAAGGAAATTCTCAGATACGATTAAATCGTTGTCTTTTCTTGTTTTAATAGCGAGATTTAAGTGCTTCCATCTAGCACTACATGCTTACACTGTACGACTATACTTAATCAATACCGTGTTGCCCCATATTTTAAAGAACTAATTATAAATATTTCAATTTTTCAGTAAAGTTAAATTGTAGTGCAAATATACTACAATTTAACTAAACTTCCAAATTTATTTTTTATTTGTACTTATCAAGATTTTTATTCCTATCCCAATTCCTTTCGAAATCTGCTGGATTTAATAAATAGTCCGATAAAGCATTAGCTAAAGTCTTAGCTTCTTCAACCGCAACAGTCTGACAACCAACTTTAACTATAAAACCATAACTAATTGGCTTGATGTTAATCTCACGAATTTTACTTCCGTAAATATCACCTGATAAGAGTTCTGACCCAAACGTAGGTGAAACAGAATCTTCAGAATCAACATCTCTCTCACGAGCAACAAATGCTGTTGGACCTATTGATTCGGATTGTACTAAATTCTCTGATTGTACCAAACTTTCTGATTGTTCTTCCATTTTTTTCTTTTTTTTTATATTGCAAAGATACAACTTTAATTATAACCTTGCAAATTTATTTTTAATCAATTAATTCGAAATCAACAACATTAGTTGAATAAATTGAATGAGCCCAAGAAATTTCAACTGCATTCCCTTCTTCAACACAAAAACTGAAATTACAACCGTATGGTAATTTTACCAAACCAATATAGTCATCATTTTCAGGTTGTTCTTCACCTTTACTAAAAGAAAAGGATGGTAATTCACACTCATTTTCAAGGTATTGAATGATAAATTCTGCCACAATAAGTTCATTGGCACCAATGTCAATACTATTTTCAATGTTCTTAAGTGCATTAAGCAATTCTTCTGGTAAAACAAAGTCAGGGTTATCAATTAAATCAAAAACTTCTGAATACTCACGTTCGTCAATGATTGTTGTCTGAACTCTTTTAGTAATTTCAGTGACAGCTGGCTTAGTACCGTTCAAATATTTACTGTAATCTATTGGTTCACCCTCAATTTTATCCAAATATGGTAAAAGTTTAGCTATTATATCATTCCGAGAAGAATCTACTAACTTTTTAGGTAATTTGTATTTTTTGATTTCATGTGGTGTTTTAGCAAAGAATAATTTAAGTATTAAGGTTGCGTCTCTATCCTTAGCATCATATGCCGCTGTTACATCCTCAATTATAATACTATCAGAAAACCACTTATTACCGTAATATTTATAAGATACATCTGGTATTTTATTGAGTACCTCATTGATATAATCTTCTTTAGATTTACCCTTTTTACCAACATATTTTAATAGGTCGATGTTGTAGTCTCGATTAACAATATTCCCATCTCGGTTTAAATAACAGAACATTATAGAACGCCAAGCATAATTACTTTGAGAAACCTCAATACCATTATAAGTGTTAATTTTAATTCCACTTTCAATATACGCTTTAGAACTTAAATCTTTATATGGTACGCTCTGATTTTCTATGATGATAACTTCTTGACCATAATAATTATATAGCTTACCAAAAGTTTTCTTTATTGCCTTAGAAACAGAAAACTCAGCATTAATTTGGTTGAGTTCATCGTCAACTAATGAATCTTCATAACTTTCTTTGTCGATAACAAAATAGCTATTTTTATCATCTAAAGCTAATAATTGTGTTTCATTCAAAACTTGAATAATTTTACAATTTTTATGCTGACAATAGTTAAATTTTTCTGTATTAAACTTCATATTTTTAATACTTTCAACCATTTCAGTATCTAAGTTTTTGAAAATAGTATAACCTTCTTCAGTTCTTTCGACAACTAAGTCTTCATACTTAGAAACTTCTTCATCTAATATAATATCCATTATTTTCTACCTTTAGGTTTGTTTTTAACGATACCGTCAATTATTCCATAAGCCAATGCTTCCTCAGCGGTTAGCCAGAAGTCTCTTTCAGCGTCTTTCATTACAACTTCTGGTGCTTTACCAGTATATTCACCAAGCATCTTGAATAAGTCGTTGTTATATTTCTCACTTTCTTCCATTGAGACTCGCATATCTTGGATATTACCTTCAGTACCAGCAGAAACTTGGTGTAACATAACTTTACTTGATGGTAAAGAATATCTTTTACCCTTTGTACCAGCACCTAATAGAATACTACCCATACTTGCAGCCATACCCGTATTAATTGTTATAATATCGGAGGAGACATAATTCATTGTGTCAACGATTGAGAGACCTGATTTAACCGAACCACCTGGTGTGTCAACATAAATCGTAATATCTTTACTCTCTTGATTATCCAAGAACATCAATTGAGCTTGAACTACCGTTGACATTCTATCATTAACGGGCCCAGCCAACCAAAGTATTCTGTCTAACATCATTCTTGAGAAGATGTCAATCTGAGTTACCCTTAGTTCACGTTCTTCCAATACATATGGTGTTAATGAACCAGTTACCATTACATTGTTGTAAATCTGGCTTTGTAAAACTTCCCAATCACGAAATTGGGTATCGGTTACGCCAAAATGTTTTTTAGCATAAGTGTTAAAATCTGTTCTTATCATTATTCGTATTTTCTAGTTGTTACTATTTTTAAAAAAACCTCTTCCAATTCATCGTCATCAAAGTAATAGTTACCACTACCATGAGAATATTGCCAAGTATATCTAAATAATTTCTTATCCGATTGACGTTCGACAATTACATTATGACATTCACCATCACAATCCCGACTAGGGTAATCCTCAACAAAATTATAAATTTCATCATTTAATTCCCAAGGTCCATGTCCAGTATAATCACCCCAAATCTCTGGGTTAATTTTAATTACTTCTCTATTAGTTTTATTTTTACTCATGCTTCAGTTGTTATAAACACGGGTGTGTTATCACCCATCCATGCACCAACAATATTAAAATTGTAGTACTCATAAGCGTCTTCGTAGGACATTTCATCTCTTTTCATTAGAATGTCGATGATTTTTTCTACTGAATAAGCTACGACAGGGCCAAGATTAATTCTCTCAGCCATGCCGATTATCGCTTCATCAAATCCATCACATAGTAATGCTTCTGGATTTATTTCTTCAATTTCCTCTCTAGTCATCTTAGTTATCTTCTTGACTATTAAGCATCTCCCTAAGAAGGGTTTTAAGGTCTAAACACTTCTGATGACCGTATTTAACTAATAATAAGCTGAATGTTGTAAAATCAGGCTTAATGATTGATATTTTGTCTTTTTCAGCATCATAATAAATTTGAGCAACTGTTTCCTCAACTACCATAGCTTTTTGTTCATCGCTTAATGGTTCGAAAAGCGTCTCATTTAAAATGATGTAGACATCGTTTGCACTTTCGTGTCTTAAAAGGTCATTAGCCTTAATTATTTTTGTAACTTCTTTTAGGTCATTATTACCTAACACCTTAATGTTAACACTGTTAAGTGAATCAATTTCAGCTATAAAATTGGTGAATAGCTCTTGATGGTCTGCGAATACTTCTTGATAATCTGCCATATTGTTTTTTGTTTTAATTATAGCAAATATACTAAGAAAATTACTAAGTTGCAATATTTTCTTTAAGCTCCTTCAATTTTTTAACCAAATCTAACTCTTCAGCGGACATATCCTTATCAACTAGTAAATCCAATTCAAATATCATATCACCACGATTAGTTGAATTTAATTGAATCATACCCTTCTTAGGTATTCTAAGAGTATTGTTAACATTACTAAATGGTGGAACAGTTACCCTAATTTTAGTGTTTTCAATTGTTGTTGTTTCAACTTTATCACCTAATATTAGTTGATGAAAATTAAGTTTAAGTTTTACCCTCAAATCATTACCAATTCTAACAAATTTATCATGCTTTAATTCAACAATATTAATTATTAAATCACCAGATACCCCATTTCTTGTTGAATGGCCTTTACCAGACATCAAAAACTGCATCGAATCAACGATACCAGCTGGTACATTAACATCTATTGTTTCATTTGAATCAACAACGCCATCACCATTGCAAGTATTACATACTGTTTGATATACTGTACCATTACCATCACATGAACTACAAGTATATTGATTGTGTACAGCACCAAATGGAGTTTGCATTATTTCAACCTTCATACCAGTACCACCACAATCATTACAATTTGTACTACCATGACCGCCAGTTGATTTACAATCTGGGCAATTATTCTTCTTCTTATATGAAAATTTCTTAGTAACACCAGTGAATATTTCTTCAAGTGTTAATTTAACTGATAACGTTAAATTAGGACCCTTATTCATTCGTTGTCCTCTAGGTGTAAACCCAGCACGTTTAAAGAAGTCAGCTATGGGGTCATAACCACTGGCATCGCCCATACTCTTATCAAATCCTGACATCCCATATTTATCGTATTTAGCCCTCTTATCAGTGTCGGATAATACTTCATACGCTTCGGCGATTTCTTTAAATGCTTCAGCATCACCACCAACGTCTGGATGACTAGTTTTAGCTAATTTACGATAAGCCTTTTTTATTTCATCTTGAGTTGCAGTCTTGGTAATACCTAAAACTTCGTAAAAATCCTTTTTAGCCATAATTATTTATTTTTTGCAAATATACGTTATTTTTAGATAAAAACCAAAAATGGTATATAGAGTTATTTTAGTTAGTAATGGTGAATATAAAAAAACATTTCATCGTAGTAAAACAATTGAAACATGTTATAAGGCATATCATTCATTAATTGAAGCAAATCAAAAGGTTATGTTCCCTAAAAGATATATAAATACTGGTAAAATAAAACCAGTGGAATTTAAAATTTGCGTAATTAAACCAACTGAGCCTAATGATGTATTTAGAACAGTAAGAGACGATTTTGGCCGTACATATACTGAAAAACCAATTGGTGATTGGACAATATTAGCGTCTGAACCTTATGAGGTTGAGGAAGAATTTTGGATATTTGGACGTGACCCTAAAGCTAATAGACCAACAATAGAAGATGTTGTTAAAAGATTAATGGTTGGCGCATTTAAGGAAAAAATGGTAAAACAAATTATTGTTGTTCATAATAAATTAATTATTTATAATGAAGACCAATTTGATATGGTAGTATGCAAAAACAAAAATGATGCACAAAGGTTGCATCATTCTTTAGCTAAAATAGCTAGAAAGCAAAAAATTAAAAGTCTTATGTTTATGGGAACGGCAACGCCAGCTACCATTACTCGCATGTATGACTTAATAAAGGAAAGTACTGGCTGGCCTATTCAAAAGATTAAGCGCACCAGTACTAGACCTTAACGTAATAAGTTTTCCAACTTTATTACCAAATTGGCGATTTTTTTATCATTCTCGTCAATCTTTTTTTGAATGTTATCAGGTATATTTACAACATACTCCGATTTCATTTTTGAATTTGCCCTTTGCAAGGCATCACTTTCACGAATTAAATTATCGTAATAAGCTGCTTTTTCTTGATTTGTCATTAATTTTTAACGCCTTCTTCCGAAAGATGATGACGATGAACCACCAAATGAACTACTTCTTGAGCCGAAGGAAGAAGATGATGTTGAAGGTCGGCTAAAGGTTGAGGTTGAAGTTCTACTACCAAATGAGGATGAACCGCTTCCGCTTATTGTCGAAGCTGGCTTACCAAATGATGAGGTACCTGTTGTTACAGATGCGGTCCTATTACCAAATGATGAACCTGTTGTCGAAGTTGTTGTTCTATTACTAAATGTTGAAGTACTTGTAGATGTCCTAGAAGGGCCATTATAAGTATTCCTAAACGGTGATGATTTCCAAGAACGATACCTAGATGAATTATAGCTATTAAAGTAATTTCGATGGCTTGAATACATACTATTTACATAGCCAAAACCGCCATAATTATACCAATTCATAAATTGATTGTAAGCAATTACATACTGAATACCATTCATTACGTAAACCACATCTTGAGTACCAGAGTATGGGTCGGTAATTACCTGGTAATTTTGTTGAGCCACCACTGGTTGGGCTACAACTTGTTGTGCTACTACTTGTTGTGCTACTACTTGGGGTTGCGTTGAATAAACAACCGCTGGTTGAGTGTTGCATGATACCAATGTTATGATAACTGCGATAAAAGAGAAACTTAAAAGCTTTTTCATTTTTTTTTTATTTTTTGTTTATAAATTACGTTTGAAATTAAATGAAGGTGTTTTTATTAAACACCTTCTAAATCGTTAATGATTTCAGTATCGGTAGCACCAATGTACCCCAAAACGTTAAATACTCGAATACCGTCACGAATCTCGCCAGTACTCTTTAAAATTACACACACGGGAATATCAGTACCGATAGTACCTAAACCACGACTTTCCATTTCCGCAATAGCGGCATCCAAACCATCATAAATGTTTGGGGCACCTTCAATTACAATTCTTTGACTCATTTTTTTATTTTTATTGTTATTTAATGATGCAAATATACAACCTTTTTTGATACCACCAAATTTTTTTTTAAATATAATAATCTTTCTGATAATTTAAGTTAAAATGTAAGATACCTGTAATTGGGTCACGATAAGGTTTACCTTGCCATTTACGTAATGGTTTAATAAAAAATCGCTGAATTTTAAGTAGTAGGATTCTCATCTGGGTTAAGTTTTTCTCCATCCATACCAAAGTTACTTGAAATATCGTTTATTAGCTTATTTACACGCTCCATTTGTTCTGGAGGTGCAATGATAGGGTTAATACATTCTATTCGCTCTACATCGTCCGTAGGTAGGAAAAATGCCATAACTTTAAAGTTCTTAGCTTCTATTAGATGATTAACTGATTGTGTAAAATGTTCCATTAGCTGGCGATTTTTCATAATTTGTCTATCTACATAAAATACTAAGACTAATGGATACGTTGATTCTGTTGTTCCGCTCATAATTAATTGTTTGCTTCTTTTAGAAAGACAGATATTAAACTGTCTCTTTCTGATTCACCTAGGGCTAATTCAGCTTTTATTGGTTGATTGTTTATCATTAAATAAACAATATACTGAGTAATTGTTTTACCTTTAAAAACCTTACTTCTGTACTCATCAATTGGTTTTACTACTACTGTCATTTTTTTATTTAAAATTAGACATTTTTATTTAAAGTGTAAATACAATAAACAAAAAAAGCCGTAATAAATTACGACTTTTATATAACCTTGCCAAGATGTGGGAGTATTTACTTCGAACTCTGTTGTGAAGATTGTTTCAAATTAATTAAATAAAACAATTTTAAAGGGCTGAAACAATATTAAAAGGCCCAACTTTTAGCAATTTTGAACATTTTTTAGATTTTAAATTGCAGTATACATCTTTTAACAGGAATTAAATTACAATCTTCTGATAACGTTCGCTATTAACGACTTCGTTCATCATACTGATAGGTGTAAGGTCCTTACCAGCCAACAAGTTTTTCAACAATGATGGGCTGAAACCAGATACCAAAGCTGTACCCTTTTCATCGAAATGAACTGGGCTATCAGTATTTCTAGCGTTAAGATTCCAATATACTATCTTAGGCATTGTGTACCCAGCAGCAGCATATTGTGCTCTTATCATTTCTTGAGCGGTAGGATTCCAACCACCAACAACGCTTGGATTGAATTGCATATCAGACAATATCAATATCATTGTTGGCATTTCTTCAACTGGTACATTATACCTCTTAGCTTGACCTAAGATAAGGTTAAATGTTGCTTCTAAGTTTGTACTACCATGCCATTCAGCACGAGACAATTGATTGTATCTTTCAGATAACTTACCAGATAAAATCTGCAACTTTGGATTAGTTGAGAAAGTTACAAAAGCATCTTTAAATGGTCCAACATTCTTTTCAGAAATGTAAATACCCAAAGATATTGCAACGTCAATACATCTTACCAATGCGTTTCCGCCAGCAGAGCATGTCATAGAACCAGAAGTGTCAACAACTGGTAATAATCTTTCGTTATTACCTAACATATAGTTTGGTAATGCTTTCCATTGCTGGTCAGCACCATCCTTAGAACCATAATTTAAGTTTTTGATGATGTCGTATGGGTATACGGCAGCAGCATTAATCTTAGTTTCACCCTTTTCAAGTGAAGCCAAGTATGCTTGGAAACGTGCTAAGTCATTCTTTGAGAATGCTTTCATGTAGTCTGACATTGCTTTTGATGGCAACTTAGAATACTCAATAGCAGTCCAATTTTTAGAACACATTAACTGTTCAACAGTATTTGATAGTTCAACAAGTTTCTTTCTGTAGTCCTTTGGAGAAAGGCCCAAAAAGTTCCTTAGAACATTAGCTTCACGCTTTCTTTCTCTATTACCAACGTTTGGACGTGGCATCCACTTAGCACAAAGTCCATTCTTTTCGTCAAGACCAGTCCTGATAAGTGCAAGAGCTTCATTTTCAAGCTTAGTACCAATAAGTTGTAATACGTCATCCCAACGTCCAAATTCTGGAATATGAACTAAGTTCTTAGCAAGAACATCAGAATGGTTATTAGCTAAATACTTAATCAAATCCCTAAAGATTTGTCTTTCACCAGCACCACCTCTAACATCACGAGCCCAGAATAACAACCTCAAAGCTGTTAAAGCATCTTCGTTAAAAGCTTTAACGAATGTATTAATAAGTAATTGCTTATCTTTACCTCTCATCGCACCTATTTGGAAAAATAGGTTTACGCAGTGGTTAAGTGATGAGCTATTAGTTGACATACCATTAGCTGTAAATGTGTCCTTAGTTTGCATTGCTCTTAATAAACTTGTTGCCATAAAAGTAAATTTTAATTGTTTTATTTAATTGAGTGCAAATATACGAACTATTTTTGGATTATGCAAATAAATTTTTAAATTATTTTTTTTTAATGAATTTTATAAGTATTCCACCCAGTTCAACTTCATACTCATCCATTAGTGTGAAGTTTATCCCAACTGAATTTGTTTTATAAAAAAGTTCTTCATTTAGGGCTTTATGTACATTATCTGGTAATTCATACGTTAATGATAACCCAGACTTTATGATTTCATCATTATTAATGATTTCTGATATTGATTTAATTAATTCCTCGTAAGTCATGTTAAAATTTTGTAAACAGATTTAATAAAAACTCTTTAATTTTAGTTTTAAAAGGTTTTTTTATAAATATAACTTTATTAGGGTTAGCTTTTATCTCATTACCTAAACCAGACTTAACTTGATTTATAAATTGATGTTTTCGCATCAATGTTTTAGTCATTTCCAATTGGTTAGCTTTTTCAGCTAAATGTAACTCCCTAGATATTGGGGATGTATTTTCAATTAATTCTAATTCCATAGTTTTTATTGTAAATATACGAATAATCTTGATTTTTTCAAATAAAATGCTTAGATTTAATAAAAAAATTATGAATACACTTATTTTTATCTTAATTTGTTACGGTGCATGTAACAACATTATTTACGGTTCAGTGTTTGAAGGGTTTAGAGTGTTTATAGCTAAATTCGGCACTGGTGGTTACAGTTTGTACAAATTATTTACTTGTTTTATGTGCTTAGGTACTTGGATGGGATTCGCTATTAGTTACATGATGATATTTTTTGGTATAATGCCACCAATAGAGTCTAATAACGTATATGTTACGATATTTTTAAACGGTTTACTATCAGCTGGCGGTGTATGGTTAGTACATACCTTGCAAGAATATTTAGAGAAATAAAAAAACCCCAATTACGGGGTTTTTTTTATAATCCTTTAGAATCTATACATTTTTCACAAGCTTCTTCTGGTCCACAATCACAATCAGGCATTAAAGTGTTAGCCATTATAGCTTCACTTATTTTTCTTCTTGGTGGTAATTCAACATTAACTTTGGGTTTAACTTTACCATTTAGTTTTTCAGCTTCTCTTTTTCGTCTATAATTCTCGGCCCTAGCTTCTTCTTCTAAAATTTCACGTTCCTCATCAGTTAAGGGTTGTTGTGGGGTGTCTGGTTGAACATATTCAACAGCTGGTACACCTGGCGAAACAAATACTTGTTCCTCAACAGGGTGTTTAACTTGTTCCATTAATGGTTCATTAATTTCATCATCAATATCGAACTCATTTAACGCTGGTACCAGTTCTTCATCCGCAATTGTAAATTTTAATCTACTAAGTTGACTAAGTGTATGCTTTTTAAATACTTCCTTAAGCTCATTTACTTTAGCACGTAATAAGTCATGTTTTTTCTCACGTTCAAGATTAATCTTTATCACATTCGAAACATAATCTAATAACTCATCAAGTCCAATATTAGGATTATCGCTGAATATCATATAATAATTCAACGTTTCGTCTTCACCTTTAATTCTCTTTATTGTATTAGATTCGATTAATGTCCAACCAGTTTTAAATATTGTATCAACAACGACTAGTTCTTCAACGTATCGAATACTAATGACGTATGGTTTTAAAGCATTAAGTGCTTTTTGTAAATTCGCCATGTGTAGTTTAGATTTTTATTCCAGTAAAAAATACTGTCAACAAGTAAGCAATTGAAACGCCTAATAGGAGTAACGATTTACCACTTAATTTATATTTTAAAACTTCATCTTCGCTTTCCGCACGTCTTGATATTACTAATGTTTGTACGAAATAATAACCATGTCTTATGGTATTAAGCATGGCCATGAAGAATAAAACCGTAAAAATTTTATTTATGATTTCTAATAGCATTATTATACTTTTTTAGACTCTTTCTTTTGTTCTGAAATGTCTTTTCTCAATTCTTGTGATAATTGTTTTAGTGTTTGTAGAGATTTTCTAACTCTTACACCAGCAGTACTGTTACCTTTGTTATAAAATTTGATAACATCTTCTTTCATTGAAGCAACTAAGGCTTCTAATTCGTTAAATTTTTCCATTTTCTTCTTTTTTTGATTCTGGGGTTATTTTATTTATCATGGTTGTAAACTTTTCTAACATTAATTCGTTAGAGACAAGCATACCTAGATACATTTTAATTGTTGTGACTTTTGAATCAATATCCATATCGCTATTAATAGCGTTTTCTAATTTATCTTGTAGCTTAAGATTTTCAACGCCTAAATCGGCAATTACAACATTTATTACTCTATTTGTGTCCATGATGAATAATGTACTAAAACAATACTAAAAATCAAGTATATTTAAAATTTATTTTGAAATTAGTGACACATCTAATAATTTATATACCTCAATCATCGTATCAATATCTGATTTACTTTTAATATTGTTATAATCAAATATAAAAGACCACAATTTTAATAATTTAGCTTCAACCTCATCTTTTTTTGTTATTGGATAATAAACATCATACATGAAATCAATAAAATAATTATAGACATAGTAATTTCCTATATCAATACCTTCTTGTTTAAAGTTCTCAATATTCTTATTCCAACACCATTTAAAATGCGCTTCTTGGTCCGATGGTGTCATAACATCATCGCCCATGTAAGTGTCAAAAATTAGCATTAATAATGATAATATGAAGTCATTGAATAATTCACATTTATCATACCTAATGCCATTGGTAGCATATAGAATCCCTATGCTTTCTTTACTCATCGGTTTGTTAATGTAGTTCAAGAGCTCTAATGTTTTATTTTTATTAATCATAATTTATTATACAAACAATATCCAAAAAATAAAGATAAAATACGTATAAAACAAAAACCTCATAAAAATATGAGGTTTTGAATTATTATTTATTTTTTATATCTTTGGTTGCCTCTGGAGCCTTCTTTTTTATCTTATCCCATTCACCATTCTTTGGTGCTGGAGCTTGTGTTCCTTTTTCTGTTGATACTGAACCTTGTACGTGTTTCTTAGCTTCAGGAGCTTGAGATTTCTTGTTATCTGGTTTAGTTTCTGTTGCTGTAGCCTTTGGCGTACTACCACCTAAATTACCTGTTGGTGAAGCTGCTGCATGTACTTTTATTTTATCCCAATGACCTTCTTTTGGTGCTGGAGCTTGTGTACCCTTATCAGTTGATACTGAACCTTGTACGTGCTTCTTAGCATCTGAAGATTGTGAAATTTTTATCTTATCCCATTCACCATTCTTTGGTGCTGGAGCTTGTGTTCCCTTTTCTGTTGATACTGAACCTTGAATATGCTTTTTAGCGTCAGGCGATTGTGTAATACCTGCGTCATCCCACTCACCTTCTTCAGCTGTTTGTCCTTCAATATCTTCAGCTTCGCCTAATAATTTTTTTGTTTTAGCCCAAATATCAGCAAATGAAGCGTCTTCATTAATTCTATCCTTACCTCTAACTAAACCAAGAGTATCCTCTGATTTGTAGTTAAATAAGTGTTTCATTTTTTGAACGTCTTCATTAACAAGTGATTTATCAGATGCAGATAAGATTACTGCACTACCTTCAGTAAGTGAACCTTCCCAACGAATAGTGTATGATTCATTACCGTCAGTCATTTGGAATACCTTGTTATCTTGTTTATAACTTTCTGGTATTAATTTAAGTGCATTACCTACACCTTTAAACTCATTTTTAAATTTAAGTCTTTTCATAGTTTGTTTTTGTGTTTTATTTTCATTTACCTCTTTTAATGGTAATGAGTTTGAATTATTATTTGCGCTTTCGAGTGCATAAGGTTTATGACCAGTATCTTTCATTTCAACACTGTTGTCTTTACCATGCATATAAAATGTCGGTGTTTCCTCAGAACGTTTCTTAGTAGATGCTTTTATTCTCTTAACTAAGTTTTTACCAAATTCTGGGTCACCACCTTGACCTTTTTCAACAACATTAGCCCATTCTGGATTATTACCCATTCTACTACTCCCCTCTATCGCCTCTAATGCCCTTTCTTTAAATAAATCATCTGGGACCCTATCATATTGAACCATTTCCATACCGTTTAAGGTTTCCATTTCATCATGGTTCTCTTTCTCAGTATCTGAATTGTAGTTAAACTTATTTGTCCCCATAGATTTACTATCAGGGTCTTTCTTTTTAACATTTTTTTCAAAAGCCTTAACATCCTTGTTAATTGCGGCTACGCCATCCTTATTTGTTTTACTGTTATCAACTTTCTTCTTTGAATCCTTAGCTTCGGATATAAAGGTTTGTATTAAACAGTCTTTTATGATTTTTTTATCCATTTCGTATTTTATTATAAATATCTTACTTTTTCAATAAAGGTTTAGTGTTAAGTAATTTTGTTTCGATAATTTTTTTAACCTCAGCAACACTTTTACCTGTCTTTTTAGCTATTGTCTCATACATCGCTTCAGATGCTACAGAATTTTTAACGTTAGCCATCTTTCCATCAGGATATTGAGTTTTAGCTGCACCACGCCAATTAGCTTTATTTTTAGCCCAGATTGCTGGTTGTGTATATTGTCCGCTCGCACTAGATTGTGGTGTGCCAGCAGTTGATGTCATTTCATCAATTGGTTGTTCTTCTTGACTCGGATTCATACCCAATGGAGCGGTAAATGCCCCTGAACTAGCGGCACCTGTTGTTTCCGCAACTTCTGGTGTATTAGTTACTGAACCTAAATATTTTATAAGTTCTCTACTCTTACCATATAATTTAATAAGTGCCGCTTTTAAACTATCATCAATTTTAACCAAATCTTTTTGGTTGTGTAGGAAATCATCAACCCCAACGCCACTTGATATTGAACCAATATTTTGATTAACGTAATCGGCAACGTCATCTACATTAAGATGGTATTGTGGGTTCGGTAATTCTTCTCTTGGTATGTTTTCATAATCGAATACATATAGACCGTCTTTACCTTGTAAAATAGCTATTTCTTTATTCATTATAAGACCCTTGAATATTGGTTCAGCATTTGAAATTTGTACATCTGAGCTATCTTGATTCCAAGGTGAGTTAGGGTCATTTTCGGTTCCAGCTGGATAATTACTAGCCTCATCGGTTTGAGTCTTAAATGGTTCACCAGTATTATCTGGGTCAAGATATGGCATTAATGAATCTTTTTCAGCTTGTGAAGTTTGTGTTGCTGGCTTAAATCTATCTGGGTTATATGAGGAAGCTTGATTCCAAGGTGCTTTAGGGTCTTTAGCGATTAAATCAGTTATTTTACCAATTTCTTCTTCCTTTTCTTTAGATGCCATTTGTGCGTCTGGACTGAATCTTCTTTTAAAGAAATTCTTAATCTTAATCATACCACCACCAATTGTTGCAACAATACCAACAGATGTTAGATAACTAACTATATCACCCCATGTTATACCATGTTGTTTAAAGAAAGGACTTAAACCAGTTTGAGACGGGTTTAACCAAATTTGTTTTATTAAATCGTGAACTGCTTGATGAACTTCTGGTGATAAAATATTTTCATTAATATTTTGCTTGTTAGTAAACAATCTGTTATATTGTTCATTCGTAATTCTAATTTTTTTCATCTTAGTTTGCTTTGTTTGATAAACTACCTCTCCAGAATGCTCTTTTATTCCAAAGTGTTTTATATAATTGAGTCAAGACATTTTTTGTTATTTCAACAACTTTAGTCTCAAGTTCTTGCTCGTTTTTTATTCTATCCTTAACTATTCTTTCAATCTTATTTTTGAACTCAGCACTATCCATATAGACCTTAATACTTCTGTCAATATCTGATTTACTTAATTCTTCGTTGATTTTCATGTTATATAATTTGATATTATATAAATATACGTATATAAACGAAAAAAGAGACTATTTAGGTCTCTTTTTAATATTCATCTTAAATTATTTTTATTTTACTATCACATATAGTAAAGCGGCGATTAATAATCCAGAGCCAGTTAACATAAATGTAGATTTTATCTTCTGTCGATTGAGCTGTCTTTTTAAATCTTCCATAGTTTTAGTTAAGTTAGCGTTCTGCTCATTTTGTAATACTTGAACCCTAACATTTAGCGTATCTTTAAGTTTAAGTATTTGAACTTCATTTGTTTTAGATGAAATTATACTATCTTTTAAAACTAAGTTTTTTTGATACAACGAATTGTCTAATTTACATGCGTTTAATTCAGCGTTTAATGAGTCTTTCCTGATTAAATCATCAGCAATCTGCTTAGCGACTCTCTTTGATATTGTGATACTATCCTTACCTGCCGTAACGGTTTGCGAAAAAACTGTCAAGTTGAGAAGAAGTATAATTGTTAATAGTAGATATTTCATTTTTATACGTTTTGTTTAATTTTGTTATTTGAGTGTTATTTTCTTCAATCAATGAATTATTGTAATCAACATTATCATTTAATTTTGCTTGGTTTTCTTCAAGACTTGTCAATTTACTATTTAACGATTGATTATATTTAGTTAAGGAATCAATTGTTAATTGTATTGTTGCGTTATCCTTAAGAGTTTTTTTAACCTCGGTTGGAGTTCTGGTAATGTAAAATAAGTAGATGATAAAGGCAATACCCCCAACAACTATTATATCAACCAATAGTCTTCGGTTAATGCTCTTTAAAAAATTTAAGATGGTTTGAAACGCCGCTTTTAGCTTTTCCATAAAACAGTTTTTTATTAATTATTATGTGTACCACACCATGGACAAATTGGTAGTGATTTCTTTTTCTTATGTATTGTTTGAGTAAAGAATTTTTTACAGTTTTTACATTTAATCCACTTAGCCGTTTCGTCTTTTGGTTCACCTTTAGTGGCCATTTCGTTTTTAAGACGCTCGAATTGGGATTCAGTAATAATCAGTTTCATTATTTAGCTCTATATTCAGTATTTAGTTTTTGCGCCCATTCTCTAGTCCAATTCTGATAGTAACCATTTAGCTTTTGTATAGTTGCAATTAGTTCATCATCAAGATATATTTGAGAAGCTTGTCCTTCAGAATCAGTTATTGAAATCATTAATTTCATCGCTTTAACTGACATGAAGAAATTTATACCAGAATCTAAACGCCCTTCAAATTGAACGTCTCTATCTCTAGGGTAAATTTTAAATTTAGTGATTTGAACTCTAGGGTCAACAGAATCACTAACCTTTTTAACTTCTTCTTTATAAACTGAATCGTTTGGTGCTGGCGAAATTTCATCGCCGCTCTCATTATTATTTTCGGTTAATAAACCATTTCTTAAGACCTGAATCATTTTTTGGGTCTGTTCATATTCGTTTAATATGTGTTTATTTTGCATCTTCTAACTTGTTTTTAAAATCTTCGAAAGGCCATGCTGGTGTTAAATCTATGTAGTATTTATCAACATTACTTTTATACAAGATACCTTGATAATCATAAATATTTTCAATCTTTGTATTATGCGATAATGCAACCTTAGGTATGTCAAAATCACCACAAAGTTTACTAACCAGTTTTACCACCGAATCTAATTGTTCATCACTGTATGGTGCCCAATAAACTCGACCTCGCCATTTTTTTGTAATAACGGATTCCGATTTATTATAAATATGTCCCAACCAATCAATAAACCCAATATCTTCAATTTTATTAAGATAACCAACGTTTTCCAGTAATATTATAATACTCTCATCGTTTAGTTGTTGATTTGAAAAATAATTCGATGTGTGTTTTGCGTTAAAGTGGCTATAAATAGAACCAGCCGCATCTATTGTAAATGCAGCTGTTTTTTTATATTTTCCATTATATCTAGTAGTCCATTTAACAAAATTTTGTTCTGGAGTACTGGCCATATTACCTAGTATTATTCGCTTCTTAATATTATCCGTATTAATGTAGTTTTTTTCTGGTAATTGGAATTTAGTATTTAGTTCCATATCTAACGTTTGAAATAACCACCATATCTGTTCCTAGTATTAACTCTTTGAACATTATTTGTTGGAATACTACCAACGAAACCTCTTTTTTCCCTAATATCATCTAATTCAATCCTACCGTTAGGTATAACTGGTCCTCTTTCTTGTGGTTTAGATTCAATTTTAGGTTCAACAACAGTTTCAACTACTGGTTCAGGTTCATTTAAAATATCATCAGTGGTTTTGCGGATGTTATCAATTTCCTCATTTTGAATTTTACTTAGATGTTCTTCAACAGATAAACTAGGTTCTGGGTCAGATACTATTGATTCTGGCTCAGATACTTCAATATTTGAGTTAGAAAGATTTGGTTCGTGAGCTTCAATCTCTCTGATTAACTCAGCACCTTTAATTGGTGGGAATGAATGCCATTCCAATTCTGGGGCTTCAACATCTTCGTCACCATAGTCATTAACCTCATCCAATATTTCATCTGGTTTTTCTCTTTCTTTCTTTTCAATATCAAGAACCTTATTAGTAGCTATTACTAATGCAACCGCTAATGGGTCAAATACAAAAATTAATAAAAGAATAAACCAGTTAATTATTTTGTCCATCGGATAACCAGTTAATTGAGCTAGATATTTTAAAGGTCCGATTTCACTTGTTGAATTACCCTTAGCCTTGGCTTCAATAGCTTTGTTAGCGTAGTAGTTAACAGAATCATTTAAGCTACTATTTTTGCCATTTAATTGGTCAATTTCCCCATTTAATGTTTGTACTTCTTTAGATGATGCATCAATATCGGCTCTAGCATGTCCTTGGCTGGCATTACCTTTCGCAGCATCTATTCTACTTTCTTGAATTGTTCTAAGTGATGATAATTGAGAAAGTCTAGCGGTCTTTAAGTCAATAATTTTTTGATTATCACTTATACTTTTTTCAAAAAGACTTTTTTTATTATTTAAGACGTTAATAGCAGCATCACTAACCTCAACATTTGACGCTGTTTTCTGATAGGCATTTGATAGGAACCCATAAATACCTGCGGATGTAATACACACTAAAATTGTAACGCCAATAATTAGGTATAATCGTAATGACTTACCTAATTGGTTCCAATATTTTTCCAATAAACTAACTGCTATAACCTTACTAAATTCTAAACTAGTTGCCATTATAATAACAGCAAGACTAGCACCAGCAAATAATTGACTAAGACCAAATACAGAATAATATGCCGCACAACCAGCTACAAGGGTAGCGGCAAGAGCTACTAATGTGCTAAATTTTAGTTTCATTATTCGTTTATCAAATTATATAAGTTGTGTGCGTTATGTCTAAGTTTTCTTAGAGCTTTTTCTTTAATTTGTCTAATGCGTTCTTTTGTCAATGAAAAATTTTCACCAATCGCCTCAAGTGTCATCGGTTCACATTCAGTATTAATACCAAAATATGATTCTATAATTATTCTTTCCCTATCGTCTAATATTGATAAAGTTTCAGACAATTCAGACTTTAATCTTTCATCAACTATTAGTTTATGTTCATCATCAGATTTATCGGAAATCAAATCAATTAATTCATCACCGTCCTCATTTACCTTATCATTTAATGATGTACAAACAGAGTAATTCATTAAGTCAACTGGTTCCATATTTTCATCCAATATTTCACCATATATCGGTTCACGCTCATTTTCAAATTCAAATTTTTCAATCTCTTTTTTTAGAGAATGTAACTTGTTAATTACATTTGCTGGTAATCTTACCATCCTAGCGTTTTCATTAAGACTTTGAATAATTGATTGTTTAATCCACCATACAGCATAAGAGATGAACCTAAAACCACGAGTATGGTCAAATCTTGATGCCGCTTTTACTAACCCATAATTACCTTCACTAATTAAATCAGCTAATGGTAATCCTTGATTTTGATATTCTTTTGCTATTGATACTACAAACTTTAAATTAGCTTGTACTAATGTCTCAACAGCATCGGTATCACCCGACTTAATTTTTAGTGCTAATTCGACCTCTTCATCAGGGCTTAATAGCGTTGTCTTTCTTACATCTTTAAAATACTTTACTAAACTTTCTTCTTCTTCAAAATTTACAAATTTGTTAACCATTCATTTTTCATATTACCGCAATTGTTATTATCCATTGGATATACAAATATACGAAAAAAATGGCAAAAGTCAAGTTTTTTCTGCCATTTTTACTCACTATTCGCTAATTTACTTAATACTTCCTTATCGTATTCTGACAAATTGTCCACACCTTTATCTATAATTGAATTGAATAAATTATTCTTTTCTTCTTTAGAGAGAGCTTCAATTTCGTCTAATTGGAGAGTATCTTCCGCTTCTTTATTTTCAACCAAATCATCTGATGTTCGACCAGTTAATTCATACATGAAATTTTCACTCTTTTCTTTAAGATATTGCTCCCTATCCTCAGTTAAAAAACCAAATAAACCGTCATTAATATCTTTCTTTAAGAAATGCACACCAGTATTTTCGTTATTCAACTTAAACACCATAAAATTGACGTTAATTGACCTTAAATACTCAGTTATCTCAGTTATCTCCATTACCGATGTAAATGTTGAAATAATTACACCTTTAGAATCTAAGGTGTTAGGCTTAGATTCAGCCATTTTAAAAATATCGGGTAATTTTGTCCTATCAATCTCACCCATTAAAACCAAACAATAATCCGTAAACTTCATCTTACTTTTTTTTGCAAATATACAATAAACTGGCCAAATATAAAAATTATTTAATTCTTACACTTGAAATATTATCTGGTTTCAATACTGTAACTATGTTATCACCCCAATCCTTCACAATATCATTATGTGTAATTAGAAAAACAATATCATACATCGCCTTTATTTTATCAAATAACGGTTTCAATTTTTCAATGTTTTCATTTGATACTTTACCTAAAATTTCATCAAATGTAATAAAGTTTGGCATTGGTAAATTTGAAACTTTACCCAAAACGCTTCTAAGTGCTAAACTAGATGCTGTCTTTTCAAGACCGCTACCAGACTTTAACAATTTAGATACACCATCCTTATTAATTAAAAATTGTACATCGTTCTTATCATCTATAAATATCTCAACTTCGAAATCACAACACTCATCTAGCAATCTTATTACTTCAGCGTTTATGATAGGGAGAACTGACCTTAGAACCAACTTACTAATACCTTTCTTACCGACTAACTCAATATAAACCTTGAATATTTTTTCAATTTCTTCTTCCTTTTTAATTTGGTCAATTAATTTAGTTTTTGTTTCTATCGCCGCTTTATTGTTAGCTATATCTATTTTTATCTTCTGAATTTTAAGTTGAATATCATCTTTACTGTAGTCAGCAACAGTAAGTTTAGTCTTTACCATAGATACTTCAGTATCAACACTTCTATTAAATTCAATAGCCTCTTCGTTTAACTTATACTTATTTAAGTCGTTCTGTTTTGTTAGTACTTTATTCCTTAAGGAACCAACCTCAACTTCAAGTCTATCCCTATCTAATTCAGTTCTATTTTTAGTGTCAACTAAACGCTTAGTTTCATTTAAAACCGCTAACTCCTCTTGAATCCTAGTCTGGCGTATAATAATTTTTTCAATTTCATCATCTAAAATTGAAATCATCTTGCGATGGCTCTCGATATGTTCAGTATTATCAACATCATCTAATTTACGATTACACGCTTTACAGATACCACCCTCAATTAAGTCTTTAATAGTGTTCTCAAGTCTTTTAATTTCACTTCTTTTAGTACCTAATGAAACCATTAACTGATTGTTTTCAACTGTTAACTTATGATGTAAATCTTCATCAAAGTTTATAACGCCAATAGCGTTTATCGCATCATTTAAGTCTTTAATTTTAGCTTTTAAAGCTGTTCCACTAGTTATTATATCTTTTATCTCAGATTCTAATTTAGATGGGTTTAATGCGCTAATAACGACATCAATTGAAATCTTACTGTTAAGTAATCTATCATTTTCGTTTTTCAATCTTTCAATATCATCTTTAACCTCTTCTAATCTAGTAATAAGAGTGGATTCAATATCTTGTCCATTGATAACTTTTTCCTTATGGTCTTCAATTTCTTCAGTTAATGTTAAAATGTCGTAATCATTTGATTTTTTCTTTTTATCAAATTCATTATACATTTTTCTAACAATAGCTTCTTTGGTTTCTATAACTTCTAACCCGATTAATCTAGTTAAAACTTTACCACTTTCACTATTTGTAAGGCCAATAAGGTCTTCCAGATTCTTTTCGGTTGCCAAAACAAGCATCTCAAAATCTTTTTCGCTACCAATGGTTGCTTTTAATTTAGCGGTAGTTCTACTAGCGTCCTCTTCATTCATCTGACTTTCTTCACCATCAGGTAATATCTCGTAATAATTAACCTTATTGGTAACATTCCACTCCCCACCCTTTTTAAGTGTTCGTTTCATTTTTCTTTCAATGATAACATCTTGGCCGTCAAGTTCAATCATACCACGAACTAACAATTCGTTTTTATCTGAATATGTATTAAATATTTGTTCGTTTTTTTCAGTCTTGGTAGTACTACCATGGAGTAAAAACTTAATGGCATCAATAGTAAGAGTTGTTTTACCGCCTTGATTGCTTGGGATTGAATTAACAACTGTGAGCCCCTTTAATTTATTGAAAGGAACGTAATTGTTTTCACCAAATGATAAGAAATTATTAATTGAAAGCCATTTAATTGACCAACTATTTTGATTTGATTGGCTATCCTCAATGTTTAACTCGGCATTTACTTTATCGTCAAGACTGATTAAACGTTCAAAATTAACATTTTTATTTTCTCGTTTAAGCCATTCTTTCATTAACTCACGTTGATAAGACGTGTCCATAATATTGTCAATGTTAGCACCAGTAATCTCGATTATTTCACCGTTATTACTGAATTTAACTGGACGATAAATAACATCAACGTTATTCTTGTTTACACCATATTTTTTACTAAAATGTGACTTAACTCTACTCTTAGCTTCCTTACTATAATTTTCAGGTTTATCATCCCAATACACCTTAATCCTAGAATAAGGCGACATATTTAATTTATTCTCCATAAATGTTTGTATTCGGTTTTTGATTTTTCTTTTTTTCTGGTGTTTTAATAACCTCAGTCTTTGGTTCAGAACTAGACTCAACAATTGGTTCAACGCTTATTTCCTCAACTTTTTTAACGTTAATTTGCGGAGCTACACCAAATTTTTCAATAGTAAAACCCTGACGCATACATTTTATCATAAAAGCATCATAATCAGTAATGTTATTAGCTTTACAATACAAGTAAATTTCAGTTCTTAAATCCTTAGGTATTTCCATTTGGGAATGTTTTATTTACATCCTCTTGTGTTTGGTGAAAGAAACAAACTTCATTAGTGTGTTCATCAACATAAAGTGCCACAATAGGTTTATCAACACGATATACCATGCTATCGTCATCTTCTGGGTCCAAATACCCAACTTCGCCGTTTACTACTTCAAAGGAATCAAATTCTTCTGGAATGCGATTAACGAAATCTTTTAATTCTTTAAATGTCATTTTGTTTTGTTTTAGTTAATAATTACAAATTAGTAATTACCTCAGTATTATTAGTTAAATCCTCTAAGGATTTTATTTTAAAATTGTAGAGTGAATAAGGGTTATAAACATCATATTCTTTAAAATTTTTAGTTTCGACATCCCAAACAAGAAACCCATGTTTACTAACGTTTTCGCCAAAATTTTGTTGTATTAAAGAACTAGGATAAGCAATATTAATACCCTTATGAACAAAAGCTTGGCGTTTATGAATATCGCCAAGCATTACAGCATCACAATTATTGAAAATGTCTAATGACGCACCGTGTTCAAACTCATAACCAATATCTGTTTTAGCATTTACTATTGGCGCATGAAATAATCCCACGTAGAATTTATCATCACCAAACTGCACTCTTGCAGATTCAATATCGGGTCTAGCATTCTCTTCAAAAATTGAATATACGCACCAAACAACATTATCGTCCAGATAACATTTTGACTCTTTAAAATAATTTACATTTAAGTCTCCAAGAAATTGAACCATTGGTGTGATACTATCCATCCTATCTTTATTATTTTCAAGTAGGTCATGGTTACCAGCAATAATTATAACTGGTGCAATTTCTTCAAGTTGTTTTATAAACCAAGTACCAAGAATTAATTGTTCGTTTGATATAACAATCTTTTGATGTACCAAATCACCCACAATAACTATCCTAATTTCGTCTCTAGTATAGTCTTTGACTAATTCCTTTACTTGACCAATAAATGCCTTAAAAACGTCTTTATATTCCTCATGGAGCCTATATGTACGTATGTGTATGTCAGCTAGATGTATAATTTTTTTAATCATAGTTTTGTTTCGTACAAAGATACGTTTTTTTCTTTATGTTTGCAAATATTTATTGTAAATTACTATATGCAAGATTTCATAAAAATAAAGTTAAGGGAAGCCTTAGGTGTACCAACGGCAAATGTACCTGCTAACGTTCAAATTACCCCAGAAGAAGCATCTATGATTAAGAGTATTAATTATAAAGATATTCTCTTAGATGAAGGTGAACAAAATGGTAACCTACTTTATATTAATGTAAGTTTTACCAATGAAGCATTAAATAAAATTTCAGCTGGAATTAAATTTCAAATTCAGTTAATACATAATACGTATTTTCAACCGCATATGTTTTTATCCGAAAACTTACAAGGTTTAGGTTTAGGATATAAGATTTTAAAATGTTTTATTAGTGAATTTGGCCATATTTACTGCGGTAATGGTAGAACAGTTAACCCTGATGCAATAAATAAAATATTAGGTAAATTATCTAATGACCCAGAATTTATAGCGTTTAACGGTAAAAACGGTATATTAATCGCAACTAAAGATAACCCTGATATTGAAAATTTAAAAAAGATTATCTAATAATTGATTTATGCAGCTTTCATAATGTTGTAATAATGCATTTCGATTAACTTTTGTGCTTCTAATCTCATATACATTATTTGTATTTTTTGAAATTCCATCTTTTCTTTATCCCAATACATTACATAAATTTGTCGACATCTTCTTTTCGGAAATTCTAATTCATACATTCTAGCATAAATTGAAAGTTGTAAAGTATAAATACTCCACTGGCAGTTCTGCATGTAATCGAAAGGTTTTAATAAAGTCTCGTATCCGAAAGGGTTATAAAAATTAAATACCCGATTTGTTTTATAATCGCCAACATCAAAGAAAACATCATCAATGTCAACAATTAAATCACTCATACCAGCCAGCTCATATTGTTCACTAAATAATATACGTTCTGGCCACATAGCTCTACCTTCATCAATTTTCAAGGCGTTAAATGAATCAATTACTTTTTGTTCAAATTGACCCTCTTCGTTATCTTCAGGAAAATACCATTTATTTGCCAATAAGTACTTTTCCATAATGTTATGTACTCTAGTACCATAAACATTAGCCTCATCATTTAACATTTGCCAATAATCTAGTATTTCTTGTTGGGACATACCAATATACCTCTCTTGCTTAACTGAGTCCATTTGTTTGGTTATAGCTAAGGAAACAGCTTGTGCATCAAAATGAGGTTCAATTGATGACAATGTAGTTGTAACTGATTTATATATTTTACCTGTCACCCTATGGTGATACTTATGCTCTATTGGCTCAAGGAAGACTGGTCCTTCCCACATTTTTGCTACACTCATTTACTTTTTTTTAAGTACAAAGATACTAAAAAAAATAATTTTATGCAACTAATTTATGTGCGGTGCCCAGTAATGTGATTATTCCCTGTCTACCAAACTTTTGATTTATCAATGATGGGTCGTATTCTTCTTTAAGTTCTATTATCCTAATTCTACCAAATAAATTACCAAAATTTAACTTATCATATAGTAATTTAGCATCTTCTTGTGCATCACCATCAAGTAAAACGACAATATTTGCGCTAGATTTTTCATGTAGTTTATAAAGCAATTCATCTGAAATATATTTACCGAGAAGTGGTATTGAGTTTGGGATAACGATATGGTCAGTTGCACCTTCAACTAAATAAATTGTTGAATCCCAATTAATATGGTATTCATTAAATATTATTGACTGTTTTTCAACTTCAGGATTAAGATATTTTATCTTGTTATATTTCTTATCAAACCATCTAGCGATAAAGTAGTTTAATACTTTATCCTCATCGTATGATGGAATTATTATCCTATTAAAATACTGACCTCTGGTTGTATAACCAATTTCATATTTTTCAATAATATCTTTGGTGATTCCACGTTCGGCTAAATAATTCATAGCTGAAGTATATTTGAAATCACGATATGTGCAGTCTTTTAATTGTTTATATCCTTCGGGTAAGGATACGGAGATATGTATTCGGTCCTCTTTAGATAAGAACGCTTCTGGTTTTAAGAGTTTATAATCACGAAGATGTCGCTCATTACCATATTTTTTAATTAATTTAATAATTGAACCATACATGTAATGGGTATCTTTACATACCCAACACTTAAAAACATCCTTATCATAATTTATTTCAAGATTACCTTTACCATCACCAAAGGGCATACCTTTATCACGAGAACATGCTGGGCAGTCAAAACTTATTTGTCCAGAATCTTCATTATGTTTTCTTGGCTCACCTAAGAAACTCTCTAATATACTTGAAATATAAGGCACATGGCAAATTTACGAAAAATAAATCTATGATGCAAATTATTTTTTCTTTGGTACCCAGATATTTTCTTTATGCATAAAGCCAATAGTTGCTGTATATGCATCAGTCATATCAAAATTTTCAATCTTTAATTTATTTTTTTTATCGTAAAACCAAGGAATTTGTGGTTCTAAATCGGAGACTAATTCCCAAATAATCATTTTTTTGTCGGCATCAAAATCATACCCCCCAAAAAGTACGGGTTCACTTTTAGCTATTTCCTTTTCAGTTCTAGCAGTTCCATCCTTTTTAGTTTTTCTTACCGCCAATAGCTCTGGAAACGCATATTTTCTAGCATCGTGAGAAGATATAAAGTCTGGTACAACACCTAATGTTTCGTAAACAGACCTAGCTATCATACCATTAAATCGTAATAATGTCGCAATTGTATAGACATTATTTGATTGTAGAAGGGGTTCTTCAATAATAACTCTATTGATACCAACATCAACGTAATTATTTAAAAACTCTTTTTCAAAAATCCTAGCTTTTTCAAAAAGTTCTTCCATTTTTGATTCAGGAGTTGGTTTAACTTTTGGTGTTACATGATGTAACAATTTCAAATCACCACTTTTACCATTATCTTCAAATAGGGCAATACCGATTGTCTTTGTTGAGACATCAAGTCCAAGTATTAAATTATTTTCCATTTATAACAAATTTTTGGAGAATATACTTGTTTAAATAAAAAAATAAAGGTTATATTGTTAAATTGATTGATAATGCAAAAAAATCATTAATTTTCTTTACTAATTGTCTATCAGTTTTAGCAACAGCTATCAAATTATTCGCCGCATCATATAAACCAACCTCAGTAATTCTAGGTGAATCTGAAATTGTAAATGTTGGGTTTGTTGAGGTACCAAATTCACCTCTATTAGCTAAACAAGTAATATTTTGTTGTACCACGGTTGATACACTACTGAATGATACCGTTGTTGCTGTTACAGCACTAAAACTATTTACTATTGTTGGGTTAGTGATTACTAAAATACCCTTATCAAGATAAGCAATACCAACAATTGTGTCAGCTGTTAGGTTTAAATTAGTATTTGTTTGTCTATTTAAAAGACTTTTACCATTGACTGAGAATGGTTTTACCGTATTATATCCAGTACCCCAACTTAATGTTGGGTCACCACCATTTGGTGTCATTATGTTATCAGATACTAAAAATGCAACATTACCGAATAAAGATGCATCAGCTGACGGGTCAACATAGTTAGCATCTTGAGTGGCCAATGAAAGATTTATATTTTCAAAAGTACTATATAATGTATATGACGTTCCAGCTGATGTTGAAAGAACAGCTTTAATTGATTTACCGTCTAACATTTCACCATATTGTGAATTATTAATTGCAATAGCTAAAATAGTTGTTGTTGCGATACCACTTAATGCTGTATCAGAATAACCACCATATGTTGAGGTAACGCCAGTTAAATTATTATCGCTAGTTGCGTTTAATGAAAGATTAAAACTATAAAATAAATTAACTAAAGGGTCGGTATTAACATTATTCCTATTAATAACATTCTGAGTTAAATTGTTATTTGTAACTGTATTTAATCCTAAAGGTACATAAGTCAATGTAATACCTGATGATTGTAGTTCAACACGTTTTCTAATATCACCAGTTGAGTTAACTATTAAATTACTCTTAATTGTTGCGTTTGAACCAACACTATTACTAGATGAGGATGTAGCACCAATATTACCGCTATTAGTTGGTACTTGACCAGATAACAATGGTAATGCGGCATTATAGTTGGCATCTGAATCACCAAGACTAAAATAAGTTATTAAACCATTATCGGTTATTATTATTTTTTGTCTACCTAATGGTGTTAATTTTGCCGTTAAGTTTAAATTTGCTGATGAATTATTATATCCCATGTTTTCTATTGTTAAAAATCTAAGCTTAACTCAAACATTATTGTATCGTTTGAGGTTAATTGTACTGGTTGACTAAGTTTACCTATTACAACCAAATTATTGTTATTATCATAAATACCAACCTCAGTTACTTCTATTGGTGGTGGATTAGTTGATAATTGTGTGCTCCTAGTTGGATTGGTTGTAGTAGTAAATTGAGCGGAATTTACACTAATATCAAATATAGTCTTATATATATTTGAACCAATGTATGTTTGTATATTACCATAGAAGAATCGTTCATCACCAAATTGTAAAATACTTGTATTTGTGTTTGGTGCCATTGATAAACTCTGTGTTATATCATATATAGTTGATGCTGTACCGATTGCTGATGTTAGTATGAAATTGTTAGCAATTGGTAATTGATTTTCTAATAACTTAGGGTCTATTGTCTGACCAGAAACGCCAGTAATTAATGTTGATGTGTAATCATAGGTTTTCCAACTACCAGAATCTGGTCTAACATTTACATCGTTAACTATTTGATAAAGTAATTTGAACTTATTAGCGTAAAATCCTAACCCATCATAAGTTGCGGATTCTAATTTTCGCATATAAGGGAATTGATTTAATGCGTTAATTGCAAATTGTACATCCATTGACGTAGGTGTTGTATTTGTAATCTTGATATATGTTTGACAAGGTAAAGTTGGTGTAAATCCGCTCGCTGATGAATTATCAAGAGCATAAGTTAAATACATTGTTTGGTCAACACCTAAAATACCTGTTGTACCTATAGGCTGTGTAAGCGTAGCTGATAATGCTGGTAATGTCCATGACCTGTTTGATTTGTATGATAACGCCGCAACAATTTCATCATTATCTATAATAATCATTTTCAATTGTGGTAAAACTTTACCAATAACTAATGGTGTGGAGTTTCCTATATATGTTGGATTTTCAATTAAAGGTATGTATTGAATATTACTAGTTCCAATAGTTTGTGTTGCACCACTTGATATAAATGACATTCCCATTGTTGTTCCAGATGCAGTACTATAATTAGCCCTATGATACATTAAATCTGGTAATGTAATATTTACCATTTTATTATTTGTTGTATCAACATATAGAAAATCACCGTAAAGGTTAGATATTGTATTATTTGTATAGTGAATAATTGAAATTGACTTGCTGACAACATCAAGATAACTATAACCAGTACCATTACAATTGACTTGTGATTCAGTGGAGTTTATTTGAGTTAAATATTCTAAATATGGGCTCTTAGTTCCAGTATAGGTATATGAACCAAATTTAGTAAAATTCTCGTATAGATTAGTTGTTGATAATCCTGTAATACCAGCTAAATTTTCAGTGAAGACATTATTCATATTCCAAACTTTAACATCAGAACATGTTATGTTTGTTGCTGAATCAAAAGATAGTGTACCACTATCCCAATATGCTGTTGATGTTGAATTACCAAAAGTGTTTGCAATTTCACCATTTGGATAGACGAATGCGTATGAGTTACCACTATATATTGAAAAATTTGGTAAATTTCTATCAAATGTTACAATGACTGAACCTGTTGTTGTGTATCCAGTATTTTGAATTTTATACCAAAGATTTACATTTGGTACTGTATTATCTATAGCTGATGCATTATTACTTACATTAGTATTTAAATTAAGTCTAACAAAACTTGATATGTCTAATACATAACCATAAGGTATAATTACTGAAGTACCGCCTGTTAATGTTGAGTTTGGAACAGCAATTACCGATAAAGTATATGGTGAACCTGTTTGTGTTGTGTAATTTGTTGTATTATTTACAAAAAATCCTCTTTCAGTTGCCTGATTATTCACCGTAGCTTGAACAACATTAATATTGGCTGGTGTTAACGCATTTAAATTTGACCCACCAACTGGAGTGATGAATGATTTAATATTTGGTTGTAAATCAAATGTTCTAAACACTTTAGAAGTGGCCGATAATGTAGGGTCTGTTGGATTAGCGTTAACTAATAGTTCCCTATTATAATCAATTTCAGAATCACCGATAGCCCAATATGAAAAATTCAATTGCCCTTGCGCTAATTTATTTCTACCAATATCTGTCAATTTTATTGAAACGAATGGTGATGTACTTGGAATTATATATGACATAGTTTGTTTTTTATAATAAATATATTTCTTTTAGGTTATTTGTAAATATTAGTAAGTGTTTAATGCATTACTTAAAATTGTTATTGGTACTGTTTCACTATATGCAACTGATACAATTGGGTCACCGCATTTAGATGGATAATTCTTAGTATTTTTTACCCTATAATAAAGATTCGTTCCAGCATCACCAGTAAGTGACAGATAACCACTATATGATACAACATTAGTACTATATGGTATTACACTACTTACAGTATATGTTGTAAATGTGTTACCAGTACTATATTGAATTTCAAAATTTCCATAATTACCCATTGGCGGATACTTAATATGCCAATTAAGTAAATTATTATTCGAATATACACCATTAATAACGCTAGATTTAGGGTTATATATTACTAATACAATATCATCAATATATAATTTTCCATTTAAGATAATTCGATTTGGATTTGAAGATGATTGATAGTAATCTATGTTATTGACCAATGTAACACCGTTTAACATTAGAACAATTGTTGTATTTGTAAGTGGTGTGTTTTGTAAATAAACCTCATATTTCCCAGTTGTTGTGTTATAATAGTAAGTTGAATTACCATGGTTATTTGTTGTACCGCTTGGTATAATTGAATTAACGTATATTGATTCAGATGTTAAGGCGATAGAACTTGATTGGTTATATGTAATAGTAATTACATCTTTAAGGTTTATTGGTCCTAAGAATGTTAATACTTGACCACTTAGTGTATAATCGTAACCATTCGCCAAAGTTAAACCATTTAAGGTAATAATTGGTTGACCGTTATATGTATTAACTAATGTAAATGTACTACCAGTATATGTGTATGTATTATCGGTATTACCAACAATTATAACTTGCTGTGACAAACTTAAAGCTCCAGTAACAGCATTATTTGACAGTTGTGGTTGTGATTGTGAAAATATTGGTGAATCGGCACCATATATTGCAACAAAGTAAAAATCAGTATCTGGATTATAAAAACTAGAAAATGAATTATTAGTATAGTTAATTGTGTTTATTTTAATACCAAGAGCATCTAAATATTTAGTACCAGCATCACCGATAACATAACCTTTAACTAGATAATCACCATCACTAGATGCACTAAATGTTACAGCTTGAATTAATAAGTTAGTACCAGAAAAAGCTGAATAAGCTATGTTTGGACTTCCATATACTGGTGGTGCTGTAAATACATTTGACGTTGGATTAAACTGATAAATATTATAATTAAATGTTGCATTATTAGTTATAAATGAATTTGTATTACCCGTAAAATTAAACGTAAATGGTATTGTGGTACCCGTATTTGGGTCCATAACATATACACCATTACTACCGTTAGTAATAGTTGGGAAACTAACATCAACTATATTAAAAATATCACCATTACAATTACCAGTACATGTAGTTTGAAAATTTTGTTTAACTATTTTACTACAAGTATAAGCTGTTGTACATGTATTTAATGAATAATCAGATGGACAAGAATAACCAAAATTAGGACCTAATTCCCAAGTTTTACCAACATAATTTTTAGTTGTAAAAATAGTATTAGCTTCAGTACTTGCCGTAGATGTTGCACCTGTTAATGTTGAAAAACTACTTGGATAGTAAATTTCAGCACCAAATGAACCTAAAGTACCAACTTGATTAGACCCCAGCATTTGAATAATATTACTTCCTGATTGAAGAGTAACTGGGAAAATACTCCATCTTTTGAAATTAAACGATGAACTACCACTAAAGTTAACTATTACTTGACCGTTTAAAGTAAATTTACAATCGTTATCTGATGCTAGACCGATATAATAAGTCCCACCAGATAAAATATTAAGACAATGCGCAAAACCAGCATAATTTGGTTCGTCAATTGGAAGTATACCGACATTATTTAATCGTCCATCAGTTAGATTACCAGAATTAAACCAAAAACTATTACTAGAAGATACGTGTGTGACTGGATTAATAGAGTTAGAATTGGAATCTAATAATAAACCGCTTCCATTATAGGTTAATGGGAAATTACTTAAAGTATCTAAATTAGGGTAGAAGTATGTACCATAATTACCGTAATCTGAACTTGTATTACCCAATGTTATTGTTGACCCAGTACCATTAAAAACACTTGGTATAGAACTAACTTGTTCACAACCATCATTTGCTGGCGTTGGTACAAAACCACTAGGGCATGTGAATGGTGGGACATATTCAAAATTACCTATTACTTCAATTCCAATATCCAAAGTTTGTACACCATAAGGTTTAACAACATCAAATGTGTTACCACTAATTGTGTAATCATAGTTTAATGTTGTTAAGGCTGACCCAATTGACTCAATAAATAATGCATCCGTTGGTACCCCAGTGATTGATGATGAAGTAAAAAAATTTTGACTATAAATTAGATTACTATTCGTATATATATTTGTGTTCCAAGTAGAACCTGTGAAACATGAAGCCGCTAAAGTTGTTCCAGTACAAGATGCCGTTGCCGCTGTTAAAAACGTATTATAAGGTATATTACTAACACTAAAATAACTATTTCCACACTGTACTTTTGTTGCCCCACTAATATCAAATTGTGGGGTGTAAAATATTGAAATATCAGAACTAGTGTTAATTAAATTAACGCTTCTATTTCTGGTAAATGTGTTTATTTGTTCATATATCCTCTCTTGGTATCTCATTAGTATGATAATTGTATATTTGAAACTGGTAATTTATATTGATTATTAAGACCGTATGTTAGTTGTATTGAATTTGGTGTTAATGTATCTACATTAGTAAAATTCTGTAAATATCCCGTAAATCCGTTTACTTTAATAAAGTCATTTTGGTTAATTTTAGCTTTAATTAACCCAATTATGGTTAAATCGCTTGAGTAATTACTCAAAAATGTTGCTGTTATTTGTTTTATTATTAATGGCATATAAATAAATATTAAACTGTTACTAATGTTACTAATAATACAGCGTTTGAATTTGGTTCGACTACTGGAGTGCTGAAATTAACATGTGTTACGTCTTGATAGTTTCCACCAAAATAGTAACCACCCTTAACATCATTTTTATTGATTGTTCCACCGAAATGATTAATCTTATACGCACCTATTTCACCACTGATTACCTTAGTATAATCGAAGGCTGTTGTAGATGATACCGCTAAAGAAATAGTATCGTTATTATTATTTAATACAACATACGGTAAACTACCAATACCATATGTTGCGGATGTGTTGTTTATTGTATAAGGTGAAACTGGTATACTTAATACATTATCAGGTCCTATTTTATTTAATAATCTAGTTGTTGTTCCGCCTATTTCGTTAACAGTAATAGTTAAATATTTACTATTATCGAATGAAGGTGCTTGGTTATTACCGAATAGATAATAAACTACTCTAGGGACATTAAATGTTGCTGTCGCTGAACATTGATTATCTGTTGTTGTGGCGGTTACAGTATATGTTGAACCTGGTATTGGATTCACCGTTTGACCAGACACTATTGTTGAATTAATATTGTTTGACCAAACATAATTAATGTTACTTGGTGAAGAAGGTACTAACGCTATTAAAGATGAATAATCATAATATGTTGTACCATTTACTTCATATACATTAATTGGTGAAATAACAACTGATAAGTTGCATTGTTGTGTTGGAACAGTAACAGATAATGAGTTATGGCAACCATAAATATCAACAACATTTATTTGATATGTTCCACCAGATAATCCATAAATAGTTACTGATTGATTATCATTCATTGTACCACTTTGTATTATAGATGTACCACTTACCGCTGAATATGAAATAACATTAGTTAAACCGCCATGAACACTTTCAGCACCGTAATCTTTTACAATAAATGTTATTGAACCATCACCAAGTAAATATGATGATTCAATCGTTGTTGCACTTATAAAGATATTACATGCTGTTTCGCCAACAGTAAATGTTGTGCTGGCACTACAATTGTACATATCAATAACACTCAATGTGTATGTATCAGCTGAAAGATTATTAAATGTTGGTAAATTTAATTGATTTTGACCCTGTGATACAATAGAATTTGTCATTGAACTCAATGTATAGCTAATAGGGTAATTTGCACCATTTAATGTTGTTATTACATAACCACCAGAATTATTAGGGTACGCATCATTATTTAAACTTGATGTTAATGTTAATGTACATGTATCTAAAGAAATTGTTTCGATTGCAACGGCAGAACAACCTCTTGAATCAGTAACGCTCAATGTATATGTATCGGCAGATAAATTCGTAAATGTTGGTATTGATGAAACTAAACCCTCACTATAAACTAACATATTCGAGTTAGATGCACTTAATGTATATGTAAAATTACCAACGTTACCAATTAATGTACTTGTTAAAATACCGCCAGTATTATTAGGGTATGCATTATTTGCAACAAACATTGTTAACTCTAAATTACATACAAAATTAGCGGTTGACGTAACAGTACCAATAAATTCTGAACCGCTATTATATTGAATAATATAACCACGATTGAATGTATCATTAGCTTGTTGGTTCATAAATTGCGAAACATTGCTTGAACCGCTAACAATAACGCTTGTTGTAATATCAACATTACATGTAATACCTGAACATGGACTTAATACTGGAATAACTTTATCTGTTGTACCCAGTAATAATGTTGAATTTCGATATTTAAACTTTTGTGAATCAAATAAATGATTACCGTAAACTTTACTAGAGGCCCAAATTGTTGTTGATGGCATTACTTGTTCTATAATATCTACCCAGTATCCACCAATTAATTTTGAAAAATTAATCATTGCAACGTAATCAAATTGATTAGATTGTTTACCAGAATAATTTAAAGCGTTCATATACCTATCGTATAATAACCTAAGTGTTGGGTATGCTGATATTGTTTTTCTATTCTTAGCGTCAATAAGTTCAGATTCTATATATTTTTCGAAGTTTTCAACCGTTGTTACCGCACTTAATGATTCAGTCATTAAATCGTTAATATCAATAGGTTTATCACCACAACTATCACTTACACAAACCTCATTTGAGTTACAATTATCAATTTCAATCATCATTGTACCCACTGTTGTACCAGTTAGTAATGAAGGATTATTTAAAATGTAATTCCAAACATCTGTCTCCACAGCCTTAGCTATATCAATGTTTAAATCAATTTCTTTAGTATTTATAACTTGTAAACCATTATCCAATCTATAATCTGTTTGTCTTTTAGATACTAAATTATTAATATTTAAGACATCAAATTTACGCTCTTCTGGTGAGTTTGTTAATACCCAAGATTTTTTATTATCAATAATTTTCTTTAGTTCAAAACCTGGTGATTGACTCACAAAAATATCATTTCTACTAATATGTTTACAATTTCTATTTATCTCAATATTATCTAACAAAACATATGTATTAATTGAAGTTCCGCTTACCGTTACACTAATATTAATGTTTTGATTAGTGATTGCCGATATGATTGTTTCGTCAGTTATTTTTTTATTATAGTTTGCCCATGTTGATGATAAACCAGATAGAATAATACTATCATAGTCGGATGTTAACGCTGAAAATCCTGATTGTTGTTTTAAAACATTGAAGATAGCACTTAATGCTGTTGAACAATTAGACAATGGTAAATTATTATTTGTTACTGGATAACAAGTATCATCATTTGGTACTTCACCGCATAAATATAATCCTGTTGATGCACCGCTTAATGTTGTTAAATAGTTAAACGTATTACCACTACCTATTGGTGTAAAAAGTTGTTCTGAATAAACGGATGTATAGCTAATTGTTGGACCGTTATTTACAACATTCAAATCTACGGATGCTCCAATTGATTCAATTAAATTAAGTATATTTGAATTAGTTGGATTTGTGTTTAGGAAAGTTAATAAGTCGGCGCAGTCGAATTTGAATAAATAATCAAAACTAATGTCTAACGTACAAACTTCGTCTGGTGTAACAATAAACATTTCACCACTATTACCATTTGGATTTAAAATGATATTAAATGGAGGATTATATGTTAAATTCTTGCTGTTGTATAAACTTGCCATGTTATTAATTACCTTTTATTAGAATGCTTACTGCTTTAGCTTGATTAGGTTTTGGACATCCAAAACATGTACTCTCTAAGCGATTATATGGGTCATCAATTATAGTAATGTCAGTATTATTTGTGACATCAGTATTTGTTGAATCAATTATGTTAATATATGTACCACCACTATATAAGTCAAAGGTACCTGAATTATAATTTGTAAATAAATTAATTGTATCGGTTGTTTCAGTAGATGATGAGATTGTTACTGCACTAAAATTGGGAATCAATTTTCTAAATTGATTGATATATGTGTAACCGCCATCATAAGGACCAATATGTGGGTTATTACCGCTTGTAATATCCAAAGTTGAGTTTTGACCACCTGTTTCTCTGTACCATAATCCTTTTGATTGGAAATACATGCTTGGAGTATTGCTTAAAGGCTTCGGATTTCCACTAATACTTACTGGATAAACAGATATATCAGGATTAAGATTATTAAGGCTTAAAACGCTTCTAAATACATCCATATCAATAACATTTTGCGCAACATAAACGTACTCATTAAATGTTATTAATCCTTGCGGTGTACCAATGAATTTAAATAAAAATTCAATCGCTTTTCTAGTACCTTTGGATTTCCATATCCATGGGGAATTTAATATTATTCGCCTCCAAAGCTCAATATCAGCTTCAACCATTGTAAGACCGACAGATTGGCCAGCATATGTTGTTGGTCTTGGGTGTAAATAGTTTTTAAGTAAATCATTCTCTAAAATAGATGATACCAAATTCCAACCTAAAATATTAGCTAAACTCTTTAAGTATACATCTGGAGTATTATCATTCTTATCATATGACACTGTATTAACAAATCTTATACCTTGAATAAAGCGATTAATTTCATCAAATTCAACGCCATAGATTGTCAATGTTTTATTCATTTTTTGGTCGGTAGAGTCTTGATTATATGAGTCAACAACAACGCTTGATGTGTCAAATTCTGTTATTGATTCAGTAACCAAAAATCTAACCATTAAATTACTTGTCGTATCATCGAAATCAGTTGATATAGTTAATAATTTATTAGCGTATGCAGCATATGCATCAGTATCAAAATCTATGTTATATCCATCACTTGTCGGCCAAGTAATACTATCCTTTGTATAAACTATAGCACCAGTATCGGTTTTAACTGTAAAGTTAAATTGTGCTGTAAATTTAGGTGTTGTAAACCTATTTAAAAGGTAATATTGAAAGTCTGGTAATGAATTATAGAAAAAATCCTCTTGGGCTTTATTTGGTTTAATATGATATGTTAAATAGCCATTACTCATACCTGAAAAACAATCACCGCTCACACTTATATTAACAATATCATTAGTTGTATATGTTGAACCAGTAAAACCGATAATAGGATATTCATTACCGCCATACAAAATTGAATATTGATTATAATTTAAAGCTATATTCCTAACGGTATTACTAGCGTTAAATGTGTTTAATAATGAACCTTTAGCTAAGTAATTTAATTGGAAGTTATTTACTATCACATTAGTACTAACCATAAAGTTTGATACTTGAGTAATAGGGTTATAGGTGTAATTTTGAAATGTTACACCACTTTGAGTAATGTAATCTGGTGGTAATGAATAAACTGGATTTACATATAATGATGCTGGCCAATTTGTGATTATACCTTCAAGTGCTACCCTGATATATTCCGATAATGAATTAAATAAAACGTAATTCTTAAGTTCTCGCTTGTCAAGATTCAATATAACACCTTTATTATTGGTGAGTATATCAATGCTTGATTGTTGGCTTGAATTAAGACTGTTTAACGTTGTATATTGTGAAAAATTATTAGTTACAAAAATTTTATCAACCTTTGGGTCAAGATTTGTAGTAACATAAAAGTTACCCATGGTAAACAATGGGGTACCACCATTACTAGCCAGTTGTAAACCAACTAAATCAGGTGTAAATGGGGTATATTCAATTGAATTATTATATACCACTTTCTGTGCGTAACCAAGTACTTTTATTCTATTACTACTCATTATTAAACTGTTGTGATTGTACTAAAATTCTTACTAAAATCTATGTTATTTCTTTGTTCTCTAATTTCAAATAATGGAACCCCACTAAATGAATCCTTAATTTCATATAAGTCATATTGAGCATATATCTGATTACTAAAGTTGTATATGGTATATATGCCATCTTCAAGTGATTTACTTTGATTACCAAAGATACCATACGCCAATGTTTCAATGTCATTATCAACTAATTCTAATTCAATCATAATAGGGTTAAAAAATGTATTTGTTATAATAACTTGTTGATTTGGTTGACCGATAAATGGTACCGCATTTGCATTTACTATAGATGATGAATTAGGTGTAACTGTACAGAAAACCAATGTTGAATTATCGTTAAAACGATACCTAATTGCTTTTTGGTTTGAATCAGTTAAATTTTGGTTAACCGCCTCAGCTCTATTATTTGATGTAATTATAGTGAATGTGTTGTTCACTTTGGCATCTGTGGCGGTCAAATTTAAATATTCAACTCTATAACCAATTAAACCATTATTTTCAAATCTGTTTGTTAGGTTTGTAGGTATTGAAGAAGTGTCAAATAATAACCCTTTAACATTAGGATAGGCAGATAATACACCAATATCAACGATTGAGGTTCTAATTTCAATCGGTTTAATGATTATTGTATAAAATCCTTTAGCGTTAAAAATATTAACTGGTAATTTCAAGGTATAAAGTCCACCAAACATCTCAAAACCGCTTACATTTGATTGTGTACGATTTGGGTTATTAACCTTAATTAAAACATCACTAGTATTGGTAATTTTAGTTAGACCATTACTTTGTGTATCCCTAGACGGTGTGTAATCATAAAAAATTTCAATATCATCTGGGGTTACATCCGCAGGTCTGATTATACCATATGTTCCACTGGCCATATTATAAATTTATTAATTGTTCTTTTGTTATTGAGCATTTTGCTCTTTTAAGTAAATTTTCTTCCCATGGAATAAATTCTAAATTATTTATGCTTCCAATAATTTCTGGTTTAATATTATTTTTAAAACCTTCAATAATTGAAAATTTATGGTCTAAATGGTACGCACCGTTCACCCCAGATTTACCTCTTTTATCATAATTTATTAAGTTTTCAATAGGTTGTTTATTTGTAATTCGTTTTACCGCTAATTCATATTTATAATATTCATCAATTTTATCAATAAAATCACAATATGGTATACCACGATACCTTTTAACTAAACCAGCTGATACACCAATACTTTTATTTCGCCTAAATCCAGAATTATTTAAAAATTTATTAATATATGATTCGGTTAATCCAGTTTCTAATGATATTTCATAACAATTTTTATACTCATTAAGATATAAATTTTTAATTTTTTCTTTTTGTTCTTCAGTTAAAATTAATTTAACACCATTACTATTACCAACCCTTAATATATTATTTTTTTTTAATAAATCTTTAATTGGTGTTTTTGATACATTAAATAATTTTGCAATTTTTTCACATGAAAAACCATTTAAATACAAATCTTTAATCTTTTCAATTTCTAAATTTGAAAATTCTTTTTTAATACTATCTCTACCTTCAATCCAAACATTATTATTAATTAATATTTCTTTTATATTATTTTTTTTACGACCTAATTCAGTTGCTATTTTAGTAAATGATATACCAGATTTATATTTTGAAATAATTATTTTAATTTCAGATATATCATATTCTTTTTTTGTATATTGATTACTCATTTCTTTTTATTTTTAATATACGTTAATACTTTTATAAGTAAAAATTACTCTTTTGTTAAGTTAAAAAATCCATTACCATACCTAGATAATTCGCCAAGTGTAGTAACTTCTGATAATTTCATGTGTTTTTCAAAGACATTTGTTATACCTCTATCTATAAATACATCACTTTTAACTTCTGGTATTGATGTAATACCAAATAGATAATCATTTATTTTAGTGATGGCGGATAATGACGTATTAGTACTATTTAACCCCTCGCCAACATATGAAATTGTTGTTATATTTGTACCAGTGAAATCTTGATATAGTATTCCACTAGATTGTTTTGTTGTACCACTATTAACATCGTATTTATCAACCCCAAAGGAATATGTAATTGGGTTAGATAATGAAGTTACCACATCAACACCACTAATTGTTTTTCCGATAAAATTAATATAATCCTCGCTGTTAACATAAAAACCTACTTGATATGGTGATTGTAAGCTATATGTTTTAACATCGTCAAGATATGATTGTGTATTACCAGTTATTACTTTATTATCG